TCAGAAGGCGTGCGCCTCGCTTTTGCGTGGGTCCGGATAAAAGCGTGTCCGGTTGAATTTATCGGGGCCTACAAACAGCAGCAGCACCACGCCGATCTGGGCAAGCGGCATGGCTGCCATCAACCACCACCACCATCCGCTCACGCCAATATCGTGGAGCCGGCGCACCATTGCAGCAATGAGAACCCAGAATGCCACGCACACAATCACTATGCCGAGAATCGTGGCCGGGAGCGTGTTGCCGAGCCCGTCTTCGGGCGTGAAAATGTCGAGCGCGTAAACGAATATCAGGAACAGCGCCATCGTGCTGGCGTACTCGCGGCGCGTGGCGCGGCCAGAAAGCGTGAAGCGTCGTTCGAGCCATTTTTCCATGGTGTCGATATTTCCGTCGTCGATTGCGTGCTATTGGATTTATCCCGCTGTGGAAAGCGATTTTACGCAAGTGTGACGGCGGGATGTCATCGATATTTTCGAATTTATTGATTTGGCGTCCTGCATATTATTCGTGGTGAATAGATTTTCCTGAATTACTCATTCTGCATACGGTAAAGGCCGCTTTGGGCATTAAGGTGTTGAGTCGCCGGCAGTCCGTAGTGTGATGGAATTCATAAGGACTCCACGGGACTGATCATTCGCTGAGTTGATGGCGGAGAGGAGGGAGCAGCTAATCGAACGCCAGAAAGCAAAAAGCCCGGTTCAATGAACCGGGCTTTTTGCTTGAATTTCTTGGGGTGGCTGATGGGACTCGAACCCACGACGACAGGAATCACAATCCTGGACTCTACCAACTGAGCTACAGCCACCACTGTTACTGCTTCCTTGCTAGCGCTGCTTTTTGAGCGGCATCAATCAAGAAGCAAGATTATATACATAGTGGATCGGGCTTGCCTAGCCCCTTTATTCAAATATTTCAGAAGAAAGCGCGGGCGACGCTTCCATAGGGCTGCGCAGGTGCGCGCGCGCCTCCTCGAAGATCGCGAGGTCGCCCTTGGCGAGCTTGCGATTGTCCGACAGCACGCGCCGCCATCCGCGCGCGCCGGCTTCGCCGCGGTACAGCCCCAGTGCGTGGCGCGTGATCGCGGCCAGATGTGTGCCACGCGCCATTTCGCTCGCGCAGTACTGCATCAGCTTGGCTTCGATGTCGTCGCGCGTAGGCGTGGGTTCGCTGGCGCCATAGAAGCGCGCATCGACACCGGCCAGCACGTAGGGGTTGTGGTAAGCCTCACGGCCGAGCATCACGCCGTCGACGTGCTCGAGGTGCAAAGCCACCTCGTCGAGCGTCTTGATGCCGCCGTTAATGATGATCTCGAGCTGCGGAAAATCGCGCTTGAGCTGCCAGGCGTATTCGTACTTGAGTGGCGGAATCTCGCGGTTTTCCTTCGGGCTCAATCCTTTGAGGATGGCGTTGCGCGCATGGACGATGAAAACCGTGCAGCCCGCATCCGCGACGGTGCCGACAAAATCTCGCACGAACGCGTAGTCCTCGACCGCATCCACGCCGATGCGGTGCTTGACCGTCACCGGCACCGAGACCGCGTCGCGCATCGCCTTCACGCAGTCAGCCACAAGCTGCGGCTCGTTCATCAGGCACGCGCCGAATGCGCCGCGCTGGACGCGTTCGGACGGGCAGCCGCAGTTCAGGTTGATTTCGTCGTAGCCCCATTGCTCGCCGAGCTTGGCCGAGCGGGCGAGGTCGTCGGGCTCGCTGCCGCCCAGTTGCAGCGCGACGGGCGCTTCGTCGGGCGTGAACGCGAGATGGCGCGGCACGTCGCCGTGGAGCAGGGCGCCTGTCGTCACCATCTCGGTATACAGCCACGTGTGCCGTGAGATGAAGCGGTGCAGCGAGCGGCAGTGGCGGTCGGTCCAATCCATCATCGGGGCAACGGCTACCTTTCGCGGCCTTGATTTTGCAGTGCTTTTCATAAAAATCAATGAGTTAAGTATTTCGCCTTCGGTAGCGGTTCTTCCCAATTACGCTACTTATTTGGTAGTATTTGCCCTGTTGGTGTTACTGAAATGTTACTCGGGGAACGGTATGGCAACTTACATCAAGGTCGGCGAGCGTTGGCGCGCTCAAGTCAGAATTAAGGGGCATAAGCCCGTCGCTAGGACTTTCGATAAGAAAGCCCAGGCGGTCGCGTGGGCGACGAAAGCCGAGGATGAGATTCGAAGCGGCGGATTTGCTGACGCGCGCGCGTTGGCGGATTTTACCATTCCGAGCCTAGTCACCCGCTATGAGGAGGAGTTTGGGCCATTCAGGAAATCGAAGCGCGGCGCGCTCAAAATGCTACGCCGCCATATGAAGAACGATTCGCTCGCGTCGCTTGATGACGTTTCGATGATCGCCTACGCGAAGCGCCGCAACGCTATGGGCGCAGGCGGCGTCACGATCGGTCTGGAACTCAACTACCTGAGCGGGCTTCTGACGGTCGCGCGCACGGTCTGGAAAATCCCGTTTCGGGCTCAGCCGGTGCGCGAGGCGAGGCCCGCGCTGAAAATGCTCGGGCTGCTGTCGAAGTCAAAGGAGCGTGACCGGCGTCCGACGTCGGAGGAGATTGAGGCGCTCTGCCGCCATTTCGACGGCAAGGCGCGTCAGGTGATTCCGATGTCTGACATTATCCGGTTCGCGGTCGCGACGGCGATGCGCGCAAGCGAGATAACGTCGCTTCTGTGGGATGACCTCGACAGCGAAAACCGGACGATCGTCATCCGCGATAGAAAGCATCCTGAAGAGAAAATCGGGAACAATCAGACTGTCCCTCTTCTCGGCGAGGCGTTCGAAATCGCCAGTCGACAGCCGCGGCGTGGTCCGTTTGTCTTCCCTTACAACGCGCATAGCTTCTCATCGATCTTCCCGCGCGCCTGCGGCGAGTTGAAGATCGTCGACCTCCGGTTCCATGACCTTCGCCATGAAGGCGTCTCGCGGCTGTTTGAGCAGGGATACCGGATCGAGCAAGTCGCGCTAGTGAGCGGGCATCGAGACTGGAAGATGCTTCGTCGCTATACGCAAGTCCGCGCGCGAGACCTACATCGGGACTTCCCTGTGTCGACAGGCGAATAAGAAAAAAGCCGCGGTGCTTAGCATCCGCGGCTTTTTTGTTCATGCTGCGATTCCCATTCGCTTCCGTAGCGCGTCATGGGCCTGCCGGGCTAGCTCGCGCTGCGCATCTAGGTATTCGGCCACGTCGCGCGCATCAGCGAACCATCGCTTACCCTGTTTCCGCATCGGAATCGGGAACGCGCCCGCGCCGAGTTGGTTGTAGACGGTCTGGACTTCGAGGCCGATCGTGTCGGCGACTTCCTCGATGTTCAGGACAAGGCGACCGTCGACGCGGCCCATAACCCAAAACAGAGCATTCATTTTCTTCCTTCAGTCCGCTTGCGGAGTTAAATCTTGATTTATGTGTTTCAGGCGATCCGGTCTTCATAGACCGTCGCGTTGTTATGCGCCCCGATAGGTCTTCGTGAAATTCTGATCGACCGATTTCCCGCGCGATCGCACGACGTTCGCGAGCCGCGCGCGGTCATAGTGGCTGGCTGTCGCCTGTCCCAATAGGCCGAAATAGGAGTTCGCAACTGACATCAGATCATCGACCGGCGTTGCGATTACGCGGCGAAGCGCTTCGTTGCGCGTGCGCTTGCGCGTCACGCGATGCCACGGCTTGATAACTTGCCCTACAAAGTCCACGCCTCGGGCTACCGGCTGAAGAATGGTCTTGCGTGGATTGATCCGAACACCGAGGCGTTCTGGGAGGAACGCCGTCACGTCGGCGAGAATCTCAGTCAGGCGTTTTGGAGACTCGTGCAGGAACACGAAGTCATCGACGTACCGGATATAGTGCCGCGCTCCGAGGACGTGTTTCGCGCGCTTGTCGAGTACATCTAGATAGACGTTCGCGAAGAACTGGCTCGACAGGTTCCCGATCGGCAGCCCAAGATGGGCTGGCTGGTCGAGCAGGCGTTTATGCTGCGGAACGAGCTTCATCATCGCCGGATCGCCCCGGTAGACGAAGTCGACCCGTGGGTCGTGCATCAGCACGATCTCGGTCAGGGTGCGCCAGAATGGCTCGGTGACCTCCGCAAGCAGCAGATCGAGAAGAATGCGCTTATCGATGCTTACGAAGAAGTTCGCAAGATCGCACTTTAGGTAGTGCGCGGGACGCGACCAGTTCTGCGTGATCGAGCGAACCTTTGCTTCTAGGCGGCGTGCGGCATATAGCGTGCCGCGGCCCTCAATGCACGCGCATGAGTCGGCGATGAATGAGCGCTCGAAACGCGGTCCGATGTGGTTGTAAAGAAGATGGTGCACAATGCGATCGCGAAATTCTGCCGCCCATACCTCGCGTGGCTTCGGTCTCGTGATGACGAAACACTTCGATCGTCCTGGCGCGTAAGCGCCAGAGGCTAACTCGTCGTAAAGACGGCGCAGATTGCGTTCGAGATTCAATTCGAACGCAATCGCGGCGCCGGTGTTGCGCTTCGTGCGACGGCAGTCGAGATACGCCTCGACAAGCTCGACGAACGAAAACTCGTTTCGATCTGCGGACGGCGCGGGCGCGCAACTCATTGTTGTGGTTGTTGTAGTTCTGGTTGCCATTGTTGAAGTTCTGATACCAAGCCCAGCCGGAAATATCGTGCTATCTACGTCGCCCGGTCGATTTCTCAAGCGGGAAACTGCGCTGGACCTATCTGCACGCTGGCAGTCGGTTTCCTCGATGCGCATGGCGGTGGCCTTGTGAGCCAGCGGCACGACCAGATTGAAAGATCGCTCAGCCATGAAAGCCTTGACCTCCACGGAGCGGGCGATTGTCTGCGGAACGCTTCCACCCGTTGGCCTGCTTCCCAATGCTCGTCGTCTGCTCGATCGCGCCAGCGTATGCCTGTCGCGCGATCAAGCGCTTGTCCATGCCGAGCCTAAGCAGAAGCTCAATCACCTGAAGGCGTTCGAGCAACTCGGAAAGGTGCGCCGACTTTTCGGATGCGACGTTCGCGCGAAACACGAGGACCATAATCTCGATGCATTCTGCGCTGATCTTTTCGCCAATGCTGCGCTTGAAGTCGCGAGGCATGTTTTTGACCAAGTCGGTTACGACGTCGAGCAGGCTGTATGCCGCTCGATAAATTGGCAATTGGGTATGCAGTGCCACGGGGGTCTAAATAATCAAATTACTGAAGGGATAAACCTGCGGACGGCGCGGGCGCGCAACTCATTGCGGTGGTTGCTGTAGTACTGGTAGCCATTGCCGAAGTACTGATACCAAGCCCAGCCGGAGTTGGTCTCGTGACGCTCTCCAGACCAGTAATAAGCGGCCTCGAACTCGCCCTTCAGGTTGGCGAATAACAGTGATTGCTCGCTGCGTGTCGGCAGTTCGCCACCTTGCTCAATGGCCCATTCGCAAGCGCGCCCCCACTGTGCATCCTCGATCTCGCCCGAGATCAGGATCAAGTGATAGTCCGGCTCGCCGTTCTGGCCGAGTACCAGACCTGCGTAGCGCTCGCCCGGCGCGAGCGGGATTTTCACGCCAGCGACGATGTATTCCGTCGCCTTCGGCTGCTTTTTGAACTCCTCGATCAGTGCGCTGATGCGCGCGTGATCGGCTTCGATCTGTTCGAGCGTGATCGTCATTGCGATTCTCCGTTGAAAATGGACAAAGAGTTAAATCGACAACCTGCGGACGGCGCGGGCGCGCAACTCAATGCCGTGGTCGATGTAGTCCTGGCCGCCACTGGTGAAGTGCTGACACCAAGCCCAGCCGTCTTCGTCGTTCTGGTTACTCCAATACCAATCCATCTTGAACTGGTCGCGGTGATTCGCCCACAGCATGGCCTGCTCGACACGTGTCGGGAGGTCGCCGCCGATGCTTTTGGCCCAGTCCATCTGCGATTGCCAGCTAGCGTCGTCGTTGTCACCCGGAAGCAGGATGACGTGATGGAGGTCGCCGTTCTTGTCGCCGATCACGCCGACATAGACCTCGCCTTCGGCAAGTGCCGGTATTTGAACTCGTTGCATGGTTTCTCCTTGTGAATTGGTATTGATTTGGTTAGCGAATGGCCGTTTGGGCGGAGAGGCTCGCGACGCCGTATCCGGTCAGTTCAGATGCTTGCGCGATCGCGCCGCGGTCCGTGAGTGCGCTTACGACTGCGACGAGCTTGTCGGCGGCGTACACATAGAATTTTTTGAGTTGCGAGCGGGGGTACATTCAGGGTTCTCCGGGCGTATGGCTATGATCGAAAGAGGCGTCGGGAGGCTTCGCAGACTGCGCGGTGTCGGGCGAGAGTCGCCTCGTATCCGGTGAGCTGCCCGCGCATCCAATCGGGGATGTCGACTCGGTCCGCGCTGCGCTTGCGCATGTCGTCGAAATCTTGTTCGGAAAGCCGGATGTATTCCCATCGACCGCCGACATAGGTTTTCCAGACGTCGCCCTTATCGACCAGGCCGCTCAGCGCATCCTTTACTGCGGCCTTCGGCGCTTCCGGTATCAGTCGAGCTACCGCGTCGAAGCGGTAGCTGTGGCCCTGGACCATTGCGGCGAGCAATTCGCTTTCTGTAACCAAAATCGGCATTCGAGACGCCCCGTTCAGTGAATGGTCTCGGACAGGGGTAGGTGCTTCTTCAGCCTTTCTCGGGCCTCGTCTACGAGTTCCGCCTCGGTGAAGCCAAACATTTCGAGATATTGGTCAGCGCCCATGTCATGTATCCCGACGCCGCTATGCTGATGGTGCGTCGGGCATACAGGAATGGTGCGGAAGTGACTCGACCTTCCCCATCCTCCGCGCCCGCGAATCTGGTGATGCACGATCGCGGGCGTTCCTTCGTATCCGAGGCGCTGACAGACAATGCAGCCGAGTTCGGCGACTTTGCCCATGTAGCGCCTTTCGGCTGCTGTCGTTGCAGGCAACTACTAAACCTCCCAACTTGGTAGTGATACTACCATAGAACTACCGAAACGGTAGCTGTTACGGTCGAAAAAAATCGGCCGCTCAGACGCGGGCGAGATACTGATCCTTGGGCGCGGCAAAGCGGACGTTTCGCTCGGCGCCGAAGGCGAAAATCAGTTCGATCAGTTCCGAAAACTTCTTTTTCGACATGGTCGACGTCCGCTCGCCGAGCGCAACGAAGCCGGTTCCGTCCATGTTCGGGACGACATCCATTCCGAACAGGGCCGCAGTGAAGAACGACTTCCATTGATTCTGCGAGAGCTTTCGCCCGTACCAAACGACCTGACGTGAGACCTCGGTAAGTAGGGGCCAAAGGAGCGCGTTTTGATCGAGCGTGCGCGTCGGCTCGCTGACGATGACCATGTGACCGTCAGGCGAGTCGCGGATCGTCTCGGCGACGAATCGTCGATTTGTGCGCGTGAGCGTGAAAATCTGTTTGTCCATCGTCGCCGCTCCCGATCAGTGGAGGAACGTCAGGCGGTCTTTCTTCACAAGCTCCGCGCCGGGGACCTTGCCGCCGCTCTTCAGGGCCGCTTTGATCGCCGTCTTGTCGGGGAAGGTTTCGCTCTTCGTGCGGAGGAAGTTGATCGGCACGTCATCCGGATTGCTGATGATGATTTGATCGTCTCGCCCGATGTAGAGCTTCACGCGGATGAGCGGGTGATCGACGCTTGTGCGGCCCGTCGTCGCGAGCGAGTTCGACAGATACGAGCGCAGCGACTTCGAGCGGTTTTCGAGGAGCGTCGCCTCTTCGGTGAACTTCTTTGCGAGCGCCTTCTTCGCGTCGGCCATCGCGTCGAATTCCTCGATAACCATCGCGACGCGCGAGACCTTCTCGTCGTATTCTCCAGACTCCGCATCGAGCGTGTCTGCGATCGTCGTTTCATCGAAACCGGCGTCGGCGAGTTGGTTTCGCATTTCGAGCCATTGGCCGGTCAGGTTGTAAAGCGAGAGGGACATATATCTCCAGAAAAGGTAGTTGATGCGAGCGCTATGCTAGTGGAGTGGCGCTCGATTTGGTAGCCATTTGGAGTGGTGTCCTTCGGGCGGCAGCGACAGGGGCGTGCGATGCGCTTAGCTGAAGCCCTAGGCGTATGAGGTAGACTTTCCATCCCTAATTTATCGAGCAATACCACTATGAGACTTTTGAGGCTTCCCGTGGTGGCGTTGGCTGCGGTGATTGTTGCGATTAACGCCCGTGCGGACGGTAATGCAGGGTGTCACTTGAAGACTCGTGCTGCAATCGGATGCGCGTCTCCTGATGTGGCGGCGCTCGTATTTGAGCGATTTGGCTTCAATGCGGCGGCGTCTGAGAAATCGAGCATCCAGTCACTTCTCCATCAGGCTCAATGTCTGAGGGCGGGTGAAGGGTACAAGTCTGTCAAGTTGTTGGCTTTTGAGAACGGAAGCGGTCGCGTTCCTATGGCGGATGGATGGGTCGATGTTCTATTTCTAGATGTAGATAATGGGAAGTACCCGCTCTATTTTGCGTCAGGGTATGTTGAAGGCGTATGCGAAAAATTTCGGCCAATTTCCATAAAGGGAAACCAATGAAGAGAAGCGAGAAGATCGCGCTGGGGAGCATTGCGAGCGGCGTCGCCGCAGGAGCCGCGCTTTGGTACTTCACGGACGACGCCTTCAGTGCGTGGGTCTATTGGGCCGTCGGCGCCGTCGTCGCGGGAGGTCTGTTCAAAAACCTTCTGAGCATGATCGCCGACGAGAGCATCATCGACAGCAAGACCATCAACCGGGAATGACGCGGCCCGAAGTATCGGGCCGTAGTTGCTTCAGTCGATGAGTTCGGGCGTCAATGCGGCGTTGCGGGCGCGCTCGCGGCGCTTTTCGGCCTTGCGGCGCTCCGCGTACTCGATTTCGGTTTGCGCGAGGAGGCGCTTCGCGTGGCGGATGTTGTCGCGCGCAAGCTGGACCGATTCGGCGGTCGGGCCGTTTGCGATTGACTCGCCGAATTCTGTGAGCGTCTTTCGGTTGATGAGGTGAAGCTCGGCGCTGTTGGTGGTGCTCATCGGTTGGTCGCTCCTTTCATCTTGAGTATCGCGACGCCCTGGGTGACTTCGTGAATCGCGAAACAGGCGTCGCAGTGATGTAAAACCGTCTTGAACCAGTGCGATATGACGTAGGGTGGCAGTACGTGAGGCTTGCCGCACGTCCCGCATGCGTAGGACGGCACGTCGCGATAGTTGCGACGCTCTGTCGGGGTCGTACTCATGCGGCGATCAGTGCTGCGACTTCGTCGTCCGTCAGGTTGCGATCGGCGAAGTCAGGGTCTCCGGGAGTGCGGGTCGAGCCGTCTGCTCGATGCCAGCAATAGAGGCTTCCGCGTCGATGCCAAAACCAATAACCGGCGCAAGTGCACGTCATCGCTCGGACATTGCGATTCATCATATATGCGTCGAGGCGATAGTCGCGCTCGCCGCAGCAACGGCACTTCGGCGCCTTGTCGTGCGAGTTGTATTGGTCGGGATGGAAGGGCAAGACGCGGCGCGTCTCGCACTTCCGGCAACGAACGTGGAAGCGCGCCATCGTTTAGCCTCCCGATGCCTGGTGGGCTGCGATTGCGTTGTCGATCGCCTCGCGCATGGTCGAGCCCTTCGCGACGTCATCGCCTGCGTTGTTCGCTACGATGAACGTTCCGCCGTATTCGCCGACATACCAAGAATTCGCGGTAAAGGCTTCAAGGCGGATCGTGTCGGGGTGGCGGGCGTCGATGCCTTCTCCGGTCCCGCTGGACGCCGTGAGCGTCTTCGCGGGCGCCGTCGACGGCTTCAGGTGCTTGCTTGTCACCTTCTCTTTGCCCGCGGCTTTCGCTGCGGTCTTCGCGGCTTCGAGGGCGCCCGTGGCGTTCGCGCCTTCTGCCTTGATCGTCTTGACCGCGGTCGTCGCCGAAACCTCGCCCGCGGCGACCATATCGCGGATAGCGGCAGGCGCGGCGACGAGCGTCAGCGCGTTCATGATCTTCGTGATCGAGTAGCCGAGACGTCGCGCGATTTCCTTCTCTCCGATGCCGCGTCCGAGAAGTTGCTTGATAACCATCGCCTCGCCGAGCGGAGTCAGCTTGCGACCGTTGTTGTCGAGGATCAGGCCGAAGATTCGGTCCTCTTCCGTCGTGCCGCGCATTTCGTTGATGACGGGAACTGATTCGATGCCTGCGCCCTCGCTGTTCGCGAGATTGGCGGCGTCGAAGCGCGTATGACCGTCGTCGATGTAGAGAAGGCCGTCAGACGCTGCGGCGACCTTGATCGGCTTATGGCGAAAGAAGCCGTTAGCCTTCATCGAGTCTGCGAGTTCGCGGACGGCGAGCGGATAGTCCGGATCTACTTCGCGCGCTGCGTTGAAGCCCGGACGCTTTCTGAGCGCTTCGAGCTTCACCATGTAGACGTCCGCTACGCCCGTCTTGTGCGCGCGCATGACTTCCTTGACGTTGCCGGGGACAATCTCTTGAAGTTGTTCCATTTTCTCTCTCTTCGGTTCGGACTACTGATTGCACTTCGTGAGGGGCGCCGAAGCGCCCGCGGGTTACTCCTCCTAGAAGGGGATGTCGTCGTCAGGAATGTCGTCGGCGCTCATCGAGTGACGCGTCCCGTTCGGTTGCGCGCTGCTCTGATTGCGGGGGTCTCCGCGCTCGCTCGAACGCGGGCCGCCGAGGAGTTGAAACGTCAGCGCTGCAATCTCCGTCGAATAGCGATCGGTCCCGTCCTGCGCTTGCCATTTGCGCGTCCTGATCTTCCCTTCGACGTAGACCTGAGCACCCTTGCGTGCGTACTCCTTGACGATTTCGGCGAGCCTCCCGAAAAAGCTCACCCGATGCCACTCGGTGACCTCTTTCATTTCGCCGCTCGACTTCTCGCGATAGCGGTCGGTCGTCGCGAGGCGGATCGAGGCGACGGCGTCGCCGCTCGGCAGGTAGCGGACTTCCGGATCGGCGCCAAGATTGCCGATCAAAATTGCTTTGTTGACGCTCATCAGGCGGTCGCCTCCGCGGGCTTCTGCTCGGTCGTCTGAGCGGGCTTCTTCTTCGCCTCGGCGAGTTCTTCGGCGCGCTTCTTCTTCGCCTCATTGAACGTCTTGCGGGACTCTTCGTCAGCGACGCGCACGGCTGCGGCGGTAGCGAGCTTGTGAGCGCTCGTCAGCAACTTCGTGTCGGGCGCGGCGAGGATCGCGCGCTCATGCTTCGTGCGCTCGGATTCCGTCAGGCGCGCCGCGGCGTTGTGGCTGGTCGCGTCGGCGTCTGCGTTGTTCTTCGTCGCAATGCAGAAGGTTTGCGTCACGGCGACCTTGTAAGCGGCTGTCATCGCCTTGTTGGTCGCCTTGTCGGCAGTGTCCATCGCTTCGCCGTAGACCTCGACCGATGCGACGCTTTCGTCAATCGCCGACGTAAAGTCGTATCGAACGCGCACGGTCGCGAAGAAAAGCGCCATGCCTGTAGCCGTGCGGCGCTCGACCGATTCGCGCTCGATGACGGTCGGCAGGATGAGGAGGTCGTGATCCGCGAGGAGCGTCGACAGCTTTTCGAGGAGGTCGTCGATCGTGCGGAACGAATAGCCGTCTTCGGCGTTTTGTCCCGTCTTCGCAATGCCGTCGACGGAAATCGCCTTCGAGACTTGCTTGATCGCTTGATGAACGTGCTTCATGTGGTCAGGCGTTCCATTTGGGTTGAATTCCGCGTGCTGCGTGCGGGGCGTTTTCGTTGTGGGCCGGATAGGATTCGTGTCCCGCGATCGCGCCGACTGCGAGCGCAATCAGCGCGGCGGCGATCCAGTCGGCGAAAACCGCCGACCGGGCTCTCATCGCTGGATTCGGCGGAGAATCGTTGCGGCGCGGCCCGAGAGCAGCGCGATCCACTCGGGGCGAACTTCGTGCGGGAAGTTGGCGCGACGGCGTTCCGGCTCGGTGGCGAGGTCGGCGAGAAGCGCGATGATTTCCGGGAGAGACTCGATCGCGGAAATCTGATGCTCGACGAGCGTCGCGATGCGCTCCGCGTCTGCGACGGCATGGCTTGCGTGCGTGTCGTTGAAATAGCGGCACGACTTCGCGATTGCGACGCCGTGCGCCGCCGAGGCGCGGGCGTTCGCGATGAGTTCCGTAAAACCTCCGATTCGCGGCGCCAGTACCGTTTCGGTAGCCAATACGGGCGCAAAAACGCCAGCTTGGGCGCGTGCGGCCGACTCGCGGATCGCGATGCGAGCCGCTTCATTGTTGAGCGCCGTCGTGCAGGACAGATGTTCCATCTTCGTTTCTCCCGATGTGGGTCGTTTTGAAGTGTCTTTAATGCTACCGAAACGGTAGCTGTAGCGCAAGCGAAAACTTACTTTCTTGCGCGCGTTTCTCAGGCTGCTTTCAATTCGCGCGCACGGAGCCATCCGCGGGGCTCGAATACTGCGCGAAGCGCGGCCTCGACTTCGGTCTCCAGTGACTTGATGACGGATCGCGCCTTGCGCGCCGACTTCTCGGTGGTGCTTAGCGATACCTGGCATTCAAGCGCGATTTGCGGGAGCGACTTCGAATAGGTCTCGCCGAAATCAAATTCACGGAGGAGAAGCTCGCGAACGAGAGCGTCGCGGCGCGCGATGCCCGGATACGTCCGCGTCAGCAGATCGAGCGCGTCCTCTCGCTCGACGCCGAGCCCGTCATAGGTCCCGGTGACGTATGCGCGCTGTGCTTCGTTGAGGGTCGCTTCGACGACCTGAATCACCCATGTCGCCTCTGTGAGCCGATCCGTCGCGCTCAGGCGATCGGTCGAGCTACTCGCGGCGGTCTGAATGCCGTAGGACGCGACCTTCACGCCCGACGCGGCGCGGACCTCGTAGACCTTTGCGAGCGCCTGATCGACGCTTTTGAACAGCGGGAATTGCTTAAGAGGCTTGCTCTGCATTGCGGCTTCTCCAGTGTTGGCGGTACGAATCAGAATTCACGTATTGCTTGCATCGCTTGCGCATCAGGCGGTCTTTCGCGCATACCGATTCGTCGAAAAACTCCGTTTGTCCGATCGCCCAAACGCACCCTTTGCAGGTTCGCGCCTCGGCGCGGATCAGGGCGATAAGTGGGTTCCCGTAGTCGGCGCGCGTCGCTTCAGCGCTTTGAAACTGGCTCATCGTTGCCCCGCGAAGAGGTCCGGGGCCGCGCGAACGGGCTTCACCATGCGATCAGTCCCGGCGTCGAGCTTCGGGAGGTCTTCGACGACGAGGCCGTCGTCTTTGAGCTCTCCGACGCGACCGCATACCGACTGGATCGGCATGTCGAAGTGACGCGCGATTTCGTTTCGGCTCATCGCTCGCGAGGGGTCGGCGCGAAGGTGGTTCAGGATTGCGAGGCGCTGTCCCGCGGCCTTCCCGGATTCCTTGTGCGCGATCAGCGAGTCGACGCTAGTCGAGGCAATCATTGCGGCTCCTTCAGGGTTGCTGCGAGGGTTGGCTCAGCGCTCCGGCATTGCGGGCGCGGAGAAGCGCGAGCGATTCGGAGAGCGACGCGCGAGAGGCTGGCGACGGCCCGCGCTTCTCGTCCTCATTCGGCAAGGTCATTTGCGGTGCCGCGGATTGGATCGCTCGCGGTGCGGGCGGCTTGCCTCCGTTGTCGATCGCTGCGCGGATGCGTGCATGCCATTGCGCGTCAGATTCGCCGCGGAGTGCGGGGCCGACGCCGACCTCATTCGCCTTCGCGAGAGCGCTCTCAGGCGCGAGCCACCATGCGCCGCCGCTCTTCTTCGTGCCACGCATCGGCCCTGCCTTGCGAACCCAGTTGCGCCACGTCGCGGGCCAGTCGGTGCGCGACGCATCCTTGCCGGATTTGGCGGTCCAGTAGTCGCGGAACTTCTCGGCCTCGAAAAGCGTGTGTTGCACGGACCATGCGCCGTCTTTCCATTCGTCGAGTTCTTCAGCGAAGCGGGCGGTCGACGTCGTCGTCCAGTCGAGCCATTCCGTCTTCAATTCCCAGTCCGAGGGCAGGCGCGAGCCTCGCGCCGTACTGACTGGTTCAGTTAAACCTTTAGGTTTAACTATGACTGGTTCATGTCCGGCAGATTTCGCCGGTTGGTTTTGCAGTTTTTCGCCGTCGGCGAAATCTGCCGTCGGCGAATTCTGCCGGTTGTTCTTCGGCTTTTCGCTTGCGGCGAAATCTGCCGGTTGCTTCTTTCTCTTCGTTTTGAATTCTGCGGCCGGTTTTTGGAGGTTGAGGTAATACGCGTCGCTCGCGTTCGTGCCGTCCGGACGCTTGCGAGCGCAGCGCGTCAGGTAGCCGTTTGCTTCGAGCCATACGAGGTGATCGCGGACGGTCCGCTCGCCTTGCTCGGTGTACTCCGCGAGCATGCGTTGTCCCGGCCAGCAATAGCCGTCCTCGTCTGCGAACTGGGCGACGCCCATCAGCGTAGCCTTACGCCCCGCGCTCCCGGTCTTCTGATTCCATGCCCAGGCGAGTGCGTCAAAGCTCATGCGCTAGCCTCCGCAAGTGATGCAGCAAAGGCTGCGGCGCGCTCTTTTCGGCGAGCTTCGCGCTTGCTCTCGGCAGTCTCGCCGATCGGCTTGCGCATCGACGCGGCGTCGACATGAAGGCCCGTTAGTCTTTTCGCCGCCTCGGCGATCGCGCCCGCGAGTGCTTCGCTTGGGCGCTTGCGCCCGTGCGCAATGTGTTCAAAATATTCGAAGGTGGTCCCGGCGAGCCCGCACACTTCGCGCGCCTTTGGGGTGCCGACCTTTCTCCAAAACTCGATCGCGGTGAGCATCAAATTAGCCTCCTTGTTCAGCTACCGAAACGGTAGCTTATCAGGATAGGCGTGCGGTGGCGAGCAAATGATGCTACCCCATAGGTAGTTTCAAGCCCTACCGATATGGTAATCTGGCGCTTGTCGGATGTAACAACGCAATCAAACCGGGGAGTAGCAAAGTGGAAAACCAAGAAGCTCGAATCAAACAGATTCGTCGAGAGAACTTTCTTTTCCTATTCGATCAGTTCAAGGAGCGTGTTCGCCAGACGCTTCCTTCTGAGCCGGATCGCGGCATGCTGAAGCGCTTTGCTGAGCAGCTTGGTATCTCTGATAAGTTCGTTTCACACATCAACACCGGTCGCAAGCCTATCGGCGACAAGTCCGCGCTAAAGATCGAGGCCGCAATGGGGCTTCCGCGTGGTTGGATGGACGAAACCCATTCCGAGGAGTCGGCTGAGACCCTGTCGCCGATGAAGCAAGAGGTCGTCGCGATGGTAGTCGAACTGCTGAAGAGCGGTAGCGAAGAGGGCGCCGCCGAGGTTATGAAGCTCGTCCGGGAGAAAATGACTGGCGCGAAAAAGAGTTAATGCGCTTTGCATGCAAATTTTATTTTGAGGTGTTGGTTAGGTAACAAAATGTTTCTGCGTAGTGCTACCATGTCGGTAGTTGTTTTGTGAGTAGGTCACAAGCAATGTTCGATATGGAGCCGTGAACGTGATAGAAAAAGCAGTAAGCTTGGGGGCATCCATCCAAAATGTAGGGAGCGCATACCCCATCCTGGGGTGCGCGGTGGACGGGCCGGGTCTTTCCAAGGTGGGGCAAGAAACTGTAGGGGATTTGGTTCGCATGCTCAGTGCGATCGACGAGAGCGACGTCCCTGAAATTCACAATTTGGCTGCAACTCTGACGCGCGAGCGAAGTCGAGGAGGTTCCTCCGGGCTTGCTTGACGTCTCCGATTCACTCCAATACGATTCCGCTATCGTTTCGGTAGCGGAAGACGCGCGTTTCCATCTTCTGAAAGGGCCGCTACGGTAAAACCGTCGCGGCCCTTTTTGCTTGTTGCGCCTCAGCAACATTTATCCAATCGTATGAAGAAAATCCAGATTTAGGGGTTTTCACCTAAAGTAGCCGTAATGGCTACCGAAACGATAGTTGAATTTGTTAAATATTCGGTAGCCGTACATCTTTGGGAAAGGGGTTGAGAATGAATGTAACGCAGGTCGCGCGAGTGGTTCATGAGGTCGAACGCGCATATCGGACGTCGGTCGGCGAGGTCGACGTTCCGTCGTGGGAAAGGGCGTCGGCGCAAGCGCGCGAGGGCGCGATCTTCTCGGTTCGCGCTGTCGCTGGGGGCTTCATGACGCCCGAGTCGACGCACGAACAATGGGTCAAGGAAATGACGCGTCTCGGATGGACGCGAGGCGATGTGCTCGACAAGAATGCGAAGACGCATCCGCACCTGATCGAGTACGCTGCGCTCCCGCGTGAGGTCCAGACGCGAGACGCGCTGATGGTCGCCGTCGTGCGTGGCGCGCTCGGAATTCGTGAGCCTGAGAACGACGAAGAGGCGGAGGCCGCGTGACGGTTCGGCAGATAGTTTCGGGGCTGAAGGCGGACATCGATCGGCATGTCCCGAAGCTCCACGTCCACGCGCCTGACCTTGGTGACGCGCTTGCTACGCTGAATCGGGCTGATGCATGGCCCGACGGCGTAGAGGTCAGCGTAAAACAGGCCGTCGAGTGTTGGCGCGTCGTCCAATACGTTCGCGAGCTTCCGGGGCCGCTCAGTGAAGCATTCAAGCTGTGAGCGTCGTCGTAGAGGTTGAGGAGATCGTCCCACCGACGAAGCCGCCGTCGACGCATGCCTCAGAATCGGAAGAGCCCTCGGGCGATTGCCGACAATGTCGGTCCGCCGTCGGGCTCTCAGGGTATTGCGTGGTTTGTGGGATCTTTACGGCGCGGCCTTGCATTCGCCGCCTGCCTGGCCCATACAGCGGAGTTCGCATGCCTTGTCGTTGTACGCGCATTTGGCCAGCGCTGCCGCATCTGCGGCGACGGTAGGCGTAGGGGCGACGGCGCGCGCATTTACGAGCGCGTCGAGGCAAGCGTTCCAGCCAATGCGAAACTCGATCGACTTCTCGTAGCGGTCCTGCGAGTCGCGGAAGTAGTCATGCGCGTTCGCGACCAGATCCCCCTTCGAAAGGATCGCGTCGAGCGCGGCCGATGCGCGCTTCGCATCCTCCAGCATGTCGCCGGTGTCCAGGTTGCTGTCGATCTTGTTGATCAACTCAAACAGCGCACTTTCGAACGGGAGTGTCTCGTTTCGCGGCGCTGCCGCAGCAGGAACGGCGGGAGCGGCGGCGATCTGCTCGGGCTCGTAGCGGCAGCATATATCGAAATCGTGATTCGGGAATTCGCCCCATGCCAGGCAGACGTCACAGTCGTCGTTGTCCTGCTCCGGGTGTTCTGTGCAACGCGGCGGTCGGTGCTCGACGTTCGTCTGTACGGTTCGGTGCGTGACGATTCCAGAGACGACGCTCGTGACTTCTTCGCTCCAGCCGTCGTCCAGATACCCGTCGATTGCCGCTTGGTGCGCCTTGTCGCGCGCCTCGTCGGTGTCGAATTCCTCGTACCCGCAGTCGTTGTCGTAGACGAAGTGCCGCATCGGCGCTTGCGCTGCATCGGAAGGGAAAGTGGGCGCCGCGGTGTCGCGCTCGCTCAGATGCTTTGCCAGCACGCACGCGAAATCTGCCGCGAGCCGTTGCTTGATATAGCGTTGGAAGTCGTGACGGCGAAGGCGCTTCGCGAAAAACTCAGCGATGTAGCCGCGTCCACCATCGCTAGTTTTCAGGTCGTGCTCGCCAATGTGCGTCTGGTTCATGTTGCTTCTCTCGGTTATTGGTTGCGGACGGTGACAGACCAAACGCGAAGCGCTCGGCGGTGACTGCAAGTGACCTTCTTCTTCCGGTAGTGGTAGGCGACTCGAAGCGCGTTCAGCTCATCGCTGAAGAGCGCGACGAAGCCGTCGGCCCGAATCTCTACAAACGTCGGTGCGCTTCCGGCGACCTCGGTCAGTGTGTTCAAAAGCACGGTCTTCGCATCACGCATAAAAGCTCCCATAATGGTAGTTTTACGTCTGCGAGGCAAAGATACCAATTTGGTAGTCGTCATGCAAGCCGAAATGCGGTGTTTCCGTGACTTGCGCTACCGAATAGGAGGGAATTTTAGAAAAGCGCTTGACGCTTTTACGGGGTTCCAATACCATTCAGCTACCGTAACGATAGTCTATCTGAACGGTTCTTCTCTCTCGGTGCAGGGCTCCGGGGCCGCTTCCTGTTGTGGGGAGCGGCCCCTTTTACTTGAGAATGGGGGATCGTGCAGCGAGGTAGGCAGTTACGCAAGGAATGCCGCGTCTGAAAGCCGCATCGTTTGGCGAAACGTAGAAACGCCCCTTCGGGAATGGTTGTCGGCCCCGTCATTGCGTCCGGTCGGCGCTCTGCTGACGCGAGCAATGCGGCAACCATCCCCGAGGGTTTCCGGCAGTAAAGCGGCGTGAGAGCTACGCCGCGAACTATTGAGCGACGCCAGCACGGGCGATTAGTAAATGCGTGCGCTTCTATGGAGGGGCGTCGATGAAGAGATAGGAAGCCGCTAACGCGGCGCATTACATGCGCGATCGCGCTTGATGTGAAAAATCAAGTTGGCCCGTCTGTGTGTCGGGCTATCCGGTCCCAACAGAGCGCGCTCTAGTGAATCAAGTAGGCGACGACGCTACGCGTAGGCGTTCTCGGGAAAAGGGTTCGCAATCGATGTTTGCGGGATGCGGGACGTAGAGGTAAGTGAGATAGCGGGGGCTTCCTGCAAGCCCGCGAGCGGCGCTGAGCCCGTCGCCCCCGCAAGTCTTTAAACAGAATTCAACCGCGAGGAGCGGAACCGATGCCGCTTCTTCTGTTTTTGCTGTGCGCGCTGTGGACTCCAGCGCTCGCGGCTCCCGGCGAATACGAGCGCGAGGCGCCGATTCGCCGTTTCTACCGGACCAATAAGCCGACCCAAACGGAGTACGGCTAGGTACGCAGTAGCCTTTAGATTATGAGAGTCCAGTAAAGATGAAAAAGCCCGTTGCGAAATCGCGCGGGCTTGTTTGCTTTCACGCATGGCGACTGATTCGGCGCGGAAACGGCTGATCGCTACTCCTCCATCAGTCGCCAATCGTGAGAGCAAGTCGCCCGTTTCGGCGGGCTTCTCACGCATGGCGGTGCTAAAAGGCTGTCGAGACCAACTCCGGACTAAATGCCGCGAGTCGATGGCGCCTAGCTGACGGGAATACTAGCCGCGCTTTGGTCGGCGCAACGGTCAGTCGCCAGTCGTGAGGATCAACGCGGGCTTAGTTCAGTGGAAGAACGACAGCCTTCCAAGCTGTATGTCATCGGTTCGATCCCGATAGCCCGCTCCATATTTAAGCCGCGCCCGCTCCCGTTCATCGGGGCGGGCGCTTTTGTTTCCTCGGTCATGTTCGACATTCGAGTCACGGCAGACGTGAAGAAGCTAGCGAAGGATTTCAGCTTCTTCGCGCAAGGGCAAATCCCGTTTGCGACGGCGAAGGCATTGAACGCCGTCGCCGAGCGCGTTCGCGACGAAGAACGCGCAAACATGCTCAAGGTCTTTGATGGGCCTACGCCCTTCACGATCAACGCCGTCCGAATCAAGAAGGCAACCAAGGCGAAGCCCGAGGCGACCGTCTTCGTGATGGACAAGACGGCTGAATACCTGGAGCCGTATGAAAACGGCGGCTTGAACAAGCTCAACAGTCGAGCGCTGCTGAAGCCGGTCAAGCAGAAAGTCAACCAATACGGGAACCTCCCGGCGCGAGCGCTTCAGCGCTTGAACGCGCGAAAGGATGTCTTCGTCGGCAAGGTCAAGACGAAGAACGGCGTCGTAAATGGTTTCTGGCAGCGCACGAAGGTGAAGCGCGGCAAACCGGGCGGATTGAAGCTCCTCGTCAAATTCGAGGACGCGCACGAAGCAAAGCAACGCCTCAACTATCGGGCGGTCGCCAAGCGATCGGTCGATGCGGGGTTCAAACGGGAGTTTCTGAAGGCAATGGACGCGGCGCTCCAGTCGGCGCGTTGAGAGACCGGGAGAGATATGAATCGAATGCGAGCGAAGTTTGACCCCTTCCTTCAGTGGTTGGGGCGTCAGGTTGCAACGTGTTTTAAGCCGTGGGCGGGAGTCGCGTCGAATGCCTAAGTTGATTCAACGCGTTTTTGCGCCTCGCCAGTCGGGCAAAACGACAGCCGCCGCGGCGCTAGTCATCGGCTACCGCGAGATCGGAATCCAAGCGGCCTACATCGCAGAAAAGGAAGTTTGCGCGATTGGCGCCGCAATGCGCCACGGGATGCCGAGGGCATCCGCGTTCGGATGGTCGCTGGAGCTTCTGAGTTCAGGGGTTCTCGACAAATATCAGGCGATCGTCCTCGACAACGCGGAACGGCTGCGCTCGATCGAGGGCGACGCGCTCGACCTTCTCGCGCAGCGCTATCGGTCGCGTGAGGCGCCGTCGCCGACGATCATCGGCTTCTATTGCGGCGAGCCGCCTGACGAGGGAGGCCGCGGCAATGCAACGAATTGAAGTCGCCGGTCTCATCGGCTCGGCTCTCGACTACTGGGTCGCGCGCTCGATCGAGATGCGCAAGCCCGTAATCGTGGTCGAGAGCAACGGCGCGAGCGAGTGTCTCGTCGAGGTCGACGGGACGGTATTCGAGACCTTCGCGCCGTCGGCTGACGAGGACCTTTGCGACAAGATCGTCGGCGCTTCGCCGGTTCGCCTGATGCGGATCGGAACGCCGATCGGTCCCGCATGGGCCGCGCTCACGCCGACGGGGTTCCGGTTCATTTCGGTTAGCTGGAGGGTCGCCGCGCTTCGTGCGCTGGTGGCCCTCCGCTATGGTGCATTCGTTTTCGACGAGGTCGACACATGACAGACATCGAACTGATGCAGCGCGCCGCGAAGGCCGCGGGCATCAAGCTGGACGTATGGGAGGACCATCGCGGCGACGGTACGAAAGACATCAAGCTCCGTTTCGCCGGGGCGCCACATGCCGCGTTCGATCCGCTAGCGTCCGATGCTGACGCCTTTCAGGTGCTGATCGGCTCGGGCGTCCGCGTGCTGGTCAATGACCATACGGTCGTCGCGGACGCGGGAGCGATCCTTTTCAACTACCACTACACGGGCGACCGTGCGGCGGCGACGCGCAAGGCGATCGTCGAGGTTGCGGCGGTGCTGGTGTGACCGGCGTCGCGACGTTGACCGTCAGCGGCGCGGTCGTCGGGCGCTTGCAGTCGTTTTCAGTAACAACGCAGAAAGGTGTTTTGCTGATGTATGGCGATGGCGTCCAAATGGTCGAGCCTGGTGGAGCGGTGACGCTCAGTTGTCGCGATGGTCGATGGGCAGTCTATTCGGGCGCCGCTGAGAAGCGCGAGCGCCGTCGGGCTCAATGGAAGGATGAACAGTCGCGCTACGGGCGCAAACGATAGGGGATCGTCAAATGAAGTTGCTCGTTAAGTTTCATTGGGATTGCGGTCGTCAGGGTGAGGTCGACGGCCTTTTCGTCGTCGAGAAGGACGTTCTCGAAAAGGCATACGGGAAGGAAGTCTACTTCGGCGAAATCCTCGGCAAGCATTCCGAGGTCTCCGGGACGCTCGACCGTGGCGACATTACGGTCAAGTCGGAAGATCAGGACTTTATTGCGAAGGTCGAGGAGTTGCTCGGCTCGCATTTGAGCGGTTACGACCCGTTCGACTATATGCAGGAAGACGAAGACTCGGAAGACGAGTCGGACGAAGAATGAGCGCGGCGCCAGGGTCCGAGCCGATCGCGGCGCGATTCCGGCTGCGCTTCGAGTATCTCGGTCCGAATGAGGAAATCGTCCGGACTGAGCATGTGTACGGAGCGGATCAGTTTCTCTCGCTCCAAAACGCCGAAAGCGCCGTCGCGAAGAAGGCCATCGAGCTTCAGGAAAAGATCATCAACGCACTTCGCGAGGACGGGACGATCCCGCCTCCGAGCAACGTCATCAAAGTCGATTTCATACGGGGGAAGCGAGTATGACCAACACACAAGGAAGCGTGTGCGGCGCTTGTAACGCTTGCGAGGGTGAAGAGCCGACGTTTGGCGAGTTGATGGACGCATCGCCCTCGTTTGCGGCAATGATGGATCTCGTCAATCAGTCGATCATCGCGTCGTTGATGCCGCTGTTGAGTCCGCCGAAGGTTCTCGATTCGTCGATGCTCGACGCGTATGTCTATTCTGTGTCTGCGGTCTTCGGGACCGGCTTCGAGCGCGAGCGCAACATCGAAATCTGTACGCGCCAGTGGGGGCGGGGACAGCCGGATCGCCTTTCTGACGCTGACCTCGCATGGATCGCGAGCGCCGCGCTCGAAGACGCCGAGAAGGAGGCGCGAGCCGAAAACGCAGGCCGGGACGCGGAGCGCCGAGCGCTGGACGTCGAGATTTTCCGTCGGGTGACCGGTGTCTTCGCGTCGTGGGTGCGCTATCCGGACGAGATCATCCGCGCATGGGCTGAGCGCGCGATTGAACTGGCGTGGGCCGAGGCGATCGTCGAGAACGTGCAGCGCGAGCGTGAGAAGAAGATCGCCGCTTGTGTGGGCTATTTCAAGCTCCGCGACTATTCGTTCTTCGACCTCCTCGACGCCGACACGCTCGACCGTTGGCATTCGGCTATTTCGCCGTTCCCTCGTATCACCTCATGACCTCGCCGCCGTCGGGCGGCTTCTACGGTCACTCGGGAAGCATGCAGAACTATGCGTGAGCTTCGGCTTTGCGCTGATGCGTTGCTTCCCCTCTCTCGCATGGCGATTCCGACGCACGGCGAACACCCTCGCGACGTCGGAGGTAAATGAGTTGGTCGACAGGAGTCGCCAGTCGAGAGAGTTAAATCCGCGCGACCGCGCACATATCTACGGAGAGCGCCTGATGTTCAAGCTTGCCGCTTTGCTCATGTGTTGTGCGATCGCGCTTCCGGCGCACGCCGACGGTTTGCGCGATTCCGATCAACATGAACTGCCGACGCATAAGTCGTGGGGCCAGTGGCACGACACGCTCGACGTCATCGAAGACCCTTCGCACGGCGTCGTGTGCTACGTGGCGCGTCAGAACGACAGCCACGCAATGCAGATGCAATGCGTCAAGGTCAAGCCGTGAGCGGCTTTCTCGTCTTCGAGGCGATGAGCTTCGCTCGCTTCCGGCATCGGGAGCAGAAGCGCAAATACACGGGCGCTCCGTACTTCGATCACCTGGCGGAAGTCGCGGGCATCGTGGCAACGGTGGATAGCTCGCCTCTGACGATGGTGGTCGCATGGCTGCATGACGTCATGGAGGATCAGGGCGTTACAGAGGCCGCGCTGATTGGTCAATTCGGTTGGCCGGTGGCGGAGGGCGTCCGGTGGCTCTCCGACATGGAGAGCGGGAATCGCGCGGAGCGCAAAGCGGCGTCTCGCGAGCGATTGGCTCGGGCGCCTGACTGGGTGCAGACCATCAAGTGCGCCGACCTCATCAGCAATACGGGGAGCATCGTCCAGCACGATCCGAAGTTCGCGGTCACCTATCTCGAAGAGAAGCGGCTGTTGCTCGACGTTCTCACGATGGCCGATCCGCGCCTTCGCCGGATCGCGCGCGAACAAGCCGAGGCGTAGGTTATTTCCCGGTTTGCTGTAGTGCGATGCGGCCTCGCTTGCCAACGTTGATTAGCTGGTTGCGTCGTCCGCAATGCGGGCAGAAAACATAGATGCCGAAGTCGTCGATACCGATCTTCTCCGGGTAGAACGGGAATTCGTGTCGGCATCGGATGCAAAGCCAGTTCATAGCGCCTCCTTCGTTAATGCAATGAAGGATAGACGGCGCCTTCGAAAAATCCAGAACGGGAAGAACGATTGAAGCCAGTCTACAGGCGCACATACGAGCGCTACGCCCGCTCGTTCGGGCTGACGTCGCACGGTCGACGCAAGCTCCGTCGGGAGATTCGTCGGCATGACACGCTCATCCGCCGAGCCCTGAAGCGGTTCACGGGGATGAAACTGAAACCTGAAACCTTCGAGCAAGTGAAGGTTGCAATCTGCCAGGCGCTCCGGGAGGCGTTGCTATGAAGGTCGACATCACGGAAAACGGGACGCTGACGATCGTTCCCGGCTCATCGCTCGAAGCGTTTGCGCTGAAGAAGTGGGCGCAGGCCGTCGACTGGAACGGCGCGCACGATGCGGGGCTTCGGATGGTCGTCTCGACGTCGGAGTGCGTCGAGCCGCCGCTCGGAAGTGTGGACGCATCTGGGGAGAGGCGCGACGGCATGATGCCGACGTGGATCTTCGATCGGATGGTGAAAGCGCTTCAACCGGCATGGGACTACATTCAGGATCATCCGGATCAGTTCAGCGCTCGGCCCGGTGACGATAAGAATGTGATTCTCGTCGATTTCTTCATGAGGCAAGTCATGGGCAAGCGGGATCGTACGCGCGATGTCGGTGTGATGGCGAAGGCGATATTCGGTGCCGCCGTCGGCGAAGCGATTGTCGAGCCGTGGGCCTTGGCGGGTGCGGCTTACGACGCCCTCTATGCGGAAGCGGAAACGCGCGCATGAGCGAACTCGAAGAGACGCAGAAGGACGCGCGAGCGTTTCGCCGTTTGATGCATGAGGCTGGTGACGATCGCGGCGAGTATGTGCGAACCGTGGTCGTATCGCCGCGGTTTCGCCCGAGTATGTACGCTGCCCGTGCGCACGACCAATCGCCGATCGATGTCAAGTGCGGTGAGGTGATGCGCTCGACGATCAAATGGGTAAATGCCGGGGATATGCCGACATTCGGCGATTACCTGCGCTCACTGAGGGAAGGTAACGTATGACGGAAGAGAAGACATTCACGATCGCGCAGCTTCGTGAGGCGGTCATCCTGTGGGAAAGCGACGTGCGAGCGAATCCGGACGCCTTCCAGAGCGCGGAAGACACGCGGGCCGAGCCGATCGAGCAATGCGCCGACGCCTACATGGTGTGCATCGGCTCGTATCTCGACAAGGTAGCGACGCAATGACGGGCCATCGCATCGTATGCGCCGCGAACCGGAAGCGATTCACTGGAGAGGTCGTGCTCGGCCTGCGCCATTGGGACGCCTTCATGCATCGGATGGATACGGAAGGCGATCCGGTCGATCAGGGCTTCATTGACAATGAGGGGCGTTTCTTGGGGCGCGTCGAGGCGTGGAAGGTTGCAGAAGCTGCGGGGCAGATCGTTCGCCGCGTTGGTGGTGACCACGTAGACGGCGGGACGCTTTACTCCGAGAACCTTTACTGATGGGCGATCCAATGACGATCACTGTCCCGCACTGGCTTGTGCTTCTCGGGTGGTATTGGCTAACAGGGAGTGCGCTGCGTGCGGGGTGGTTATCCGGTGGATGGCTGTATGGGCGCGTATCGGTGTGGAGGAAGCGCAAATGACTATCCATATTCCCAAGTGGGCGCTGTATGTGGCGACGTTCATAGGCGGGTGGGTGTGGGGATTGGCGCATGCCGCGTTGAATCGAGCCACGAACAACTAAGGGACGGCTATGACGCAAGCAAAGCAGCGCGAATCGTACTGGCACGGTTCGATGCATGAATGGTTCGGGCTGACGTATGCGGCGTATCTCGTCATTCCACGCACGTTGCTACAGGGAATGCCTGAAGAGTGGCAAGCGAAGTTCGCTGCGTTGCTTGATGAGTGTCGCGAAACGTATGACTCCAGTCAGATTGCGGATAACTACCGGGTGAATCTGGTAGAGGGTGGTCGATTCGTGCGCGATCCTCTCCGCGACTACCGGCATCCGCCCGCATTGCCGTACAGGGAGAGCCCGAGCGAGAACGGAGTGCCTGCCCTCCCCGCATAGGGGGGGTGTCTTGGGTCCTCCCTAGGGGGAGGGGGCATCGAGGGCAATTGCGCACCGCGTACTTCCTCCAGCTACAAACTTCCAAATTTGGTTTCAAGTTTCAATCTGAGGTTTCAATTTTGACGCTCGTCTCCAAGTCAGAATTCGCACGCATGCATGACGTTTCGCATACGGCGGTCAGCAAGTGGCAAAAGTCCGGATGGCTTGTGCTGCAAGGCTCGAAGGTGGATGTCGAGGGTTCGAATGCGAAGCTCGCGAAGTATCGGGATTCCGGCGACGCGCGAGCGACGCGGGGCCGCGAGCAGGTTTCAACCTCGGAGAAAATTGAAACCAAATCTGAAACCAAAGTTTCAAGCAAGGTTTCAAAAAAGGTTTCAGCCAAGGTTTCAAAGTCGGCGGGTGCAACGCCCGCCAAAAGCGCCGAACCGGCGCCCGGTTCGTTTGACGATGAGCCGCTCCTTTTGCCTGGTGAATCGGCTGAAGACGCCGCCGATCGGCTGACCTCGAATCTCGATTTCGATGTCGCGACAACAACCATCGAAGAAGCCCGTCGGGTCAAAGAGGTCTATCTCGCGCTCCTGAATCGCCTCACCTATGAGGAGAAGTCAGGCGCGCTCATCAGTCTTGATCTTGCGCGGACCGTGCTTTTCGAATGCTCGCGAGCGTCGCGCGATTCATGGCTCAACTGGCCCGCTCGCGTCGCGCCGCTCATCGCTGCGGACCTCGGCGTCGAGGCGGACAAAATGACCGAGATTCTGACTGAGCATGTACACAAGCAAATCGCATCGCTCGGCGAGCCAGAGGGGGATTTCACGGCATCCTAGAGCCGAAAAGATTCGACGGGACTTCCTAGCCGGTTGGACGCCTCCGCCGCGTATCAGCGTCCCCGAGTGGGCGGATCGATACCGCAAGCTCGCCAAGGAGGCCGGGAGTACGTCGGGGAACTGGCAGACGTCGACCGTGGAGGTCGCCCGCGGGGTCATGCTCGCAGTGACCGAGCCGGGTGTCCACGTTGTAACGGCGATGGTCAGCACGCAGCTTCTTAAGACGGCCCTCCTCGAAAACGTATTTGGGTACTTCGCGCACCTTGACCCGTGCCCGATGCTCCTCCTTCAGCCGAAGGAGGCGGCGGCGGAGCAGTTCAGCAAGGAGCGCATTACGCCGATGATCCGGGTCACGCCCGTCTTGCGTGACCTCATCGGAACGAGCAAAAGTCGCAACGCCGACGAGACGCTCCTCTATAAATCCTTCCCCGGTGGCTTTCTCGCGCTCGCGGGCGCGGGTAGCCCCGACAACCTAGCGCGGCGCCCCGTGCGGGTCATCCTCGCCGACGAAATCGACAAATACCCGATTACGCGTGAAGGCGATCCGATCATCCTCGCGGAAGAGCGGACGGCTACCTTTGGCGTCAATTGGCTTTCGGTGCGCGCTTGCTCGCCGACAGTCGAGAACGAGTCGCGCATCGAGGCAAGCTACAAGGATTCGGATCAGCGTCGCGCGTCCGTCGCGTGTCCGCATTGCGGACATCGGATGTTCCCGGACTTCTTCAAGCATGTCGACTGGAAGAAGGACGAGCGCGGCGTCCACCATCCGAAGACGGCTCGCATCTATTGCGAGCATTGCGGGTGCGAGTGGTCGGAAGGCGATCGCCTTCGCTCGCTCTCGACGGTCCGATGGCATCAGTCGCGCGTCTTCGAGTGTTGCGGGCAGCGGCATGTCCCGCTAGAGGACTATGAGCGCGGATGGCGGGCACCCGAAGGCGCGCAGAACGGCGACAGCGGCGCCGCGCTTCAGCAAGTATGGGATTGGTGGGAGGGGCCGCGTCATGCGGTCTATCGCGCAAAATGCCGCGTTTGCGGTGCATGGGGCGTCGACAACTCTCACGCCGGATTCCAGGCGTCGAAACTTTTCAGCCCGTGGCAGAAGGACAAGCCGTCCGACATCGCCGACAAGTGGCTCAAGGCCGCAGACGACGAGGACAAAAAACAGGCTTGGTTCAATACGCAAATGGGCATGCCGTACCGGCCTCATGCCGGGAAGGAGATTGATCTCGAAGCGCTCGCGGCTCGCGGTGAGCGTTGGCCTTCGCGCGTGCCGTTTGGCGTTGGTGTGCTGACGGCGGGCGTCGACGTGCAGGACGATCGCCTCGAAGTCGAGGTCGTCGGATGGGGCCGCGATGAGGAGAGCTGGTCGATCGACTACGAGACGTTTGTCGGCGATCCGGGTTCGCCTGAAGTGTGGAATCGTCTCGACGCCTACCTCCTGAAAAACTGGTATCGCTACGACGGTCGCGAGTATCACATCGAAGCTGTCTGTCTCGATACGGGCGGTCACCATACGGAAGCCGCCTATCAGTTTGCAAAGGCCCGACTCGGGCGACGCGTCTACGGCATCAAGGGAGAGTCCGCCAAAAACGGGAAGCGTAGTCCGGTTTGGCCGACGAAGAGGCCGACGCAACGGACGGCGAAGACCTATCAGCCGTTCATCATCGGCGTCAACTCGGCGAAGGATTCTATCCGCAATCGCCTCCAGAAAGAGACGCCCGGTCCCGGCTACATGCACTTCCCGCACGACCGGGACATCAACTATTACGCGCAACTGACGTCCGAGCGAATCCTCATCAAGGAGACGGCGGGCGTGCGGTATCGCGTGTGGGACTTGCCTCCCGGCAAGCGTAACGAGGCGCTCGACTGTCGCGTCTACGCCTACGCCGCGCTATCGAGCCTTCTTCATTTTGGATTGCGCCTTAACCGGCTGGTCGACGACCTCTCCGAGGTCCTGAAGGGTAGCGCGCCTGTCGAGGACGACAAGCCCGAATTCAAGCTGACGCAGCGCGGGCCGTCCGTGACAGTCGTCGGGGACAGCGCGCCCGCGAAGTCGCGCGTCAGCATGCTCGCGTAACCACAAGGAAAAACCGAATGGGTGTCTACGATGGATTAACTACCGCACAACTTCAAACCCAGTTACAGGCGCTTCAAAACGCCTATTTCGCCCTCTCAACGGGTCAGCAGGTCGCGAGCGTGAGCTATGCGCAAGGTGACGGATCGAAGTCCGTTACGTACCGGCCCGCCGACATCCTACGGCTTCAGGCAGACATCGCGCTCATTCAGAAGAAGCTCGGTCTCTCGCATGGTCGTCGACAAATCCGGTTTGCGATGCGATGACAGATCAGGTTCGAATTCTCGGGGCGAATGGCTCTCCGTTGCCTCCGAGCCGACCGTCGCGCGCCTCGATGCTCGCCGGTAGGCAAAACACGCCATACGATGCCGCCGACATTTCCGGCGGTCACATGCAGGACTGGAATCCCTACGTGTGGTCGCCCGACGGCGAAATCAACATGTTCCGCGACCGCATGGTATCGCGGGTGCGGGACCTCGTGCGTAATGACGGGTGGGCGTCCGCGGCGGTAACGCGAACGCTCGACAACGTCATCGGGCCGAACTTCAGCCCGACGTCTCAGCCTGACTATGCGGTCCTTCAGGCGATGAGCGGAAACAAGAAGTTCGATCACAAGTGGGCGGAGGAATGGGGGCAGGCCGCGTCGGCGAACTATCGCGCGTGGGCGAATGATCCCGGCAAGTACTGTGATTCGACGCGGTTTCAGACGGTCCCGCAAATGCTCCGCCTGGGCTTTCGTCACTATCTGGCGGACGGCGAGGCGATTGCGCGGGATCACTGGATTGAGGAGCGCGTCCGCCGCGGCGGGGCGCGGTATGCGACGGCGGTCGAGATTGTTGATCCCGACCGCCTGTCGAATCCTCAACTGAAGTTCGATCAGCAAAACATGCGCGGCGGCGTCGAGGTCGATGCGCGATGGACGGCGGTCGCATACTGGCTCCGCGAGGCGCATCAGGGCGACTACTTCAGCGCGGCGAAGAGCGTCACATGGGAGCGCGTCCCGCGCGAAACTAGGTTTGGTCGACCGCTGCTGATCCACTATTTCGACCGCGAGCGCGCGAATCAGCATCGCGGCGTCGGCTTCCTGACGCCGATCGTCAATCGCCTGAAGATGCTCATCAAGTACGATTCGACCGAACTTGATGCGGCGATCATCAATGCGTTTTTCGCGGCTTACATCGAGAGCCCATTCGATCAGGAACTCGTCGAGGGTGCGCTCGGGCAGTCGACGAAGATCAACGCCTATCAGACGGAACGCGCGGAGTATCACAAGCATCGGAAAACCTCGTTGGGCGACGTCGGGATGACGATGCTCTATCCCGGCGAGAAGATCGGATCGGTTTCCGCAAACCGTCCGAGCGGCAATTACGACGGGTTCCAGAGCGCAATGCTCCGCAACGTCGCCGCCGCGACCGGTCTCGCCGCTCAGCAGATTAGCCAAAACTGGGCGGAAATCAATTACTCGTCGTTCCGCGCCGCGATGCTCGAAGCGTGGAAAACCTTCCATCGTCGCCGGTTCGACTTTGTCGTCGGCTTCGCTCAGCCGATCTACGCGAACTTCCTCGAAGAATCGGTCGAGGTCGACGACTATCCGATGCCGTCGAGCGGCGAAATCCCGGCCTTCATGGAGGCGCGGGGCGCCTACTCGCGCGCGCGCTGGATGGGTCCGGGTAAGGGATACGTCGATCCTGTGAAGGAAAAGCAAGGCGCGATTCTCGGGCTTGATGCCGGGATGTCTTCGCTCGAAGACGAATGCGCGGAACAGGGTGTCGACTGGCGCGAGGTCGCTGACCGTCGCGCAATCGAGCAGGAGTACTACCGCGAGCGCGGTCTCCAGCTTCCCAACTGGAACAACAATCCGGCGAACAAGGCCGATCAGCCCGAGGAGGTTCATTGATGCGGTTTGGACATTTGGCGCAACGGCTATTCAATACGCCGATTGCGATCCGTCCGGAAAAGGCAGAGGTCATCATGGCGTCCCTTGCGGAGCGCCTCGGTATCTCGAAGATGATCCGGCTCGACGGCGCCGAACTCGCGCTGACGCCCCATGCGTTCGGCGGGGAGTTCTCGCAGAAAGGCCGGGACTCTGTCGAAGGGTACTTTAACGTCGGCGGCGTCGCGGTCATTCAGGTCGAGGGGACGCTCGTTCAGAAGCTCGGCACGCTGGAGCCCTATTCCGGCATGACGGGCTATGACGGTATCCGTCAGAACTTCCTCACGGCGCTCGGCGATCCTGACGTCAGGGCGATCGCCTTCAGTATCGACTCGCCGGGAGGCGAGGTCGCGGGGTGTTTCGACCTCGTCGACATGATCTATGAGGCGCGCGGCGAGAAGCCGATCGCCGCAATCCTCGACGAAGGGGCGTATTCCGCTGCGTATGCGATCGCAAGCGCGGCGGATGAAATCTATGTTCCGCGCACGGGCGGCGTCGGCTCGATCGGCGTTATCTCGATGCACGTCGACTGGTCGAAAGCGCTGACGCAATCAGGCGTCAAGGTGACTTTCATCACATACGGCGAGCGAAAGGCCGACGGGCATCCCGAAATTCCGCTCTCCGACGAGGCGCGCGCGAGCTTTCAGACCGACATCGACACGATGGGCGAACTCTTTGTCGAGACCGTCGCGCGCAATCGCGGTCTCGCGGCGTCGAAAGTGCGCGCAACACAAGCAGCGACCTATCTCGGCGAGCGCGGCGTCGCGCTCAAACTCGCCGACGCGGTCATGTCTCCCGATGCGGCGTTCGCAGCGCTGTATTCAAAGCTGAAGTAACCACAATCTCAGGACAAAAGATGAGCAAGTTTCTTGCGGCGCCGTTCGCGTCGCTGATGGGCTATGTCAAACCGAAGGGCGCGCGCGCCGAGGATGACGAGAACGAGAAGGACAAGAACGCCAAGGGCGCCAAGGCCGAAGACGACGACGAAAAGGACGACAAGAACGCCAAGGGCTCGAAGGCGAACGACGACGACGGCGACGACGCCGACGCCAAGTCGGAAGACGAAGACGACGGCGCGACTGACGCCAAGGGCGCCAAGGCCGACGACGAGGAGGACGACGACGCCGCGAGCGACGACGCCGCCGAGGATGACGACGGCGACGACAAGAAGGACTCGAAGGCGAAGAAGGCCGCGAAGGCGGAGCGCGATCGATGTGCTCGCATCATGTCGCACGGCTTCAAATGCGGTCGCGCGGAACAGGCCGCGGTCTTTGCATTCGATACCGGCATGTCGTCCGCTGCGGCGATCGCCGCGCTCAACGCCGCGGGCTCGGCGGCGCCTCGCAAGCCGCAAGGATCGAGCCTCCGCGACCGCATGAACAGTGAGCCCGCGCCGAAGCGCGTCGAGGGCAAGCAAAGTTCGGGCGCAAGCTCGGCGGCCGAGCGCATCCTCGCGGCGGGCAAGAAGCGCCGCGGCGAGCAGTAAAAACACAGCATCCATTCTGGAGAGTAAATGTCTCTGAGCATTATCAGCACGGGCGACAACTCGGCTCAGCCGTTTGTGCGTGCCGAAACGTATGTCCCGGATCAACTCATCGCGGGCAATCTCAAGCTCGTAACGCAGCCAGTCGTGATTTCCGCAGGAACGCTCGCGCGCGGGACCGTCCTCGGTCAGGTGACGTCGTATGGAACCATCGCGACGAAGGGCGCGGCGAACGTCGGTAACGGCACGCTCGGCGCGATCAGTCTCGGCGCAACGCCTCTGATCGGGAATTACACGCTGACCGCGAAGACCGCAACCGACTTCGGCGTCGTCGATCCCGAGGGGAATGTCCTCCCTGACGCAACGGTCGGCACGCCCTATACGGGCTCGGCGATCAATTTCACGCTGACCGCGGGCGGGACCGCATTCTCCGCTGGCGACGCCTTTACCCTGGCTGTCGTCGACGCGATCGGGACCTTCGTCGAGTGCGTGAAGACGGCGTCGGACGGCAGTCAGACGCCGGTCGGCGTGCTCGTCGACTACGCCGACGCCTCGGCGGGTCCGGTAACGAGCGCCGCGTATGTGATGGGCGAATTCAACGCGCGTGCGCTGATCTATGACCCGTCGTGGACGATTTCCACTTTGGTGACCGCGCTCCGTCCCTACGGAATTTTCGTGAAGTCGTCGGTCTCGGCTGCTGACCCGAGCTAACGCGGCTCGCCACTCCGGAAGAACCCGCCTCGGCAGGTTTTTTTTCGTCCGGAAAAACACAATCTCATTAGGAGTTCGAGGTAATGTCCTCGCTTGTTTACGATACCAATACGCTGATTCAGGTCGTCCCGAACCTGAAGACGTCGCAAAACTTCCTGTTGGACCGCTTCTTCCCGAATGTCGTGATGGCGGATTCCGAGGAAATCTCGATCGACGTCGACGTCGGTAAGCGCCGTATGGCGCCGTTCGTCTCGCCGCTGCATGAGGGGAAGCTCGTCGAGCAGCGTCGCTACCAGACGAACACTTTCAAGCCTGCCTATATCAAGGATAAGCGGGCGCCGGACCTCCGCAAGCCCGTCCGCCGCATGATCGGCGAGCGCATCGGCGGCGAAATGACCGGTGAGGAGCGCGAGGCCGCGAACCTTGAAGCCGAGCTGACCGATCAGATCGACATTCTCAACCGTCGCCTCGAATGGATGGCCGCGCAAGTGCTTCAGACCGGGACCGTGACGGTCTCGGGCGAAGGCTTCGAAACGGTCGTCGTCGACTTCGGGCGCGATCCGTCACTGACGGTCTCGCTGACTGGCGGTCAACAATGGACGATCGCGAACGTCGGGACCGATCAGGCGCCCGGCTCTGTGTCGCCGTCGGGCAACCTGACGACCTGGGCGCAGCGCATCCTGAGGAAGTCAGGCGCTCAGGTGACGGACATCGTCTTCACGCTCAGCGCGTTCGAGGCGTTCAAGCTCGACCCGGAAGTCCGTCGCGTTGGCATCACTTTCCCGACGCTGTCGCCTTTCGGTAACGCGGTGAATCCGGCTGTTGCTCCGGTCAAGGGCGCTATCTACATGGGCCGGTGGGCGCAGTGGGACCTGTGGGTCTACAGCGACTGGTTTGTCGACGAAGACGACGTCGAAAAGCCGATGATTCCCGACGGCGCGCTCGTCATGTGCGGCCCCGACATGATGGGGACGCGTGCCTTCGGCCAGATCATGGACCCGCGCTTCTCCTATGAAGCGATGCCGTATGCGCCGAAGACGTGGGTCGAGGAAGACCCGGCACAGCGCCTGATCCTCATGCAATCGGCGCCGCTTGTCATTCCGAGCCGCGTAAATGCGTGCCTCTTTGCTCAGGTCGTGCCTGGCGTGGCGGGCGCGTAATGACAGTGACCGTCAAAACTGAAAAGGCGACGGTCGCGCCGGGGCGATCGATCGAGGGACCGGGCCGGAAGCTCTATCTTCCGGGCGATGAAATCGAACTGTCCGCCTCAGACGTAAAAGCGCTCCGCGCGAGCGGCTTCCTTGTCGACCCGAAGGCGGCGGCGGTCAAACGTGGAAACGGACCGGAATTCGGCGCGTCGCGCCGTCCGGTCATTCGGCGCGTCGGCGGATGATTGATTTCGACGCGCTCGTCAATGGCCCCGCCGCTACGGCGTTCGGCGAGCCGTTGACCTATCAGCCCGCCTCGGGCTCAGCGTACCCGATCACCGGCGTTTTCGCTGAGCCGTACCGTCGACAGGAATTCGACGGCGACGGCGCCGCTCATTGGGTCACGGTCGCTCCGTCCGTCGGTCTCCAGCAATCGCAACTGAAGGCGCCCGTCGCGAAAAACGATCGCATCACGCGGACGAAGACGGGCGAGACCTATCTCGTCATCGAGCCGCAACCGAACGGTATCGGGTGGCTCAATCTCAAGCTGAAGGAGGCCGCATGACGACCTCTGCTCAACTGCGCGCGATTGCCGTTCAGGCATTGACCGGGACGACGGTCGCGGGCGCAAACGTGTTTTCGCCTCGCGACATTCCGTCCTGGGATCAGACGTATCCGATGCTCATCGTCACGGCTGGCGATGAAGACGGCGACGGCCTCGGGCGGAATGGTCCGCCTCAGTTCAATGTGACCTCGACGCTGAAGGTCGTCGGGCGTGTCGAGCAGGAGGCGCAAAACGACGACGTCGGCGCCGCCCTCTGTTACGCAGCGCTCGAAACGATCCGCGATCAGGTCAAGGTCGCCGTCATCAACTATCCGGCGCTGATGTCGCAGCTTCAGCAGTTCTCGTTCTTCCGCTCTCGTATGGAGGTCGGAGGCAAGGAGGACAGCGCTTTCCATCAGGGCCAAGTCGTCATTGAGATCGGCATGGAGTTCTTCCAAGGCCCCGACGACTTCTATCAGCCGCCGACAGCCGCCTTCGAGGAGACGGACGTCTCAGTCCCAGTCGCGGACGGTACGCCGCAGCAAGGCGCGGTTATCACGCTCCCGCAATAGGACAAACCATGAAAGTTAAGCCTGCTCCGGGGCTCAAGGTCCGTGACCCGGTTCTAAAGGACTACTTACCGATTGAAGGTCGGGAAGTGGAGGACATCGACTTCTATTACACGCGACGCCTTCGCGACGGAGACGTCATTCTCGTCGACGACGCAGCGTCCGCAACCGAAACGAAGGACGCTGACTAATGGGAAATATCTCGTTCCCGAATATTCCGCAAAACATCCGTGTTCCGCTCTTTTACGCGGACCTCGATAACAGCAAGGCGAACACGGGCGCGACGACTCAGCGCGCACTCATCATCGGGCAGATCGCATCGGGCGGAACGGGTGTCGCCAATACGCCCGTCATTTCGCAGGGCATTGGCGACGCGAAGTCCGTCGGTGGAGTCGGCTCGATGCTCGCGCTGATGACGTCGGCATATCGTGCGGCAGACAACTTCGGCGAGGTCTGGTATCTGCCGCTCGCTGATGATCCGACAGCAGTCGCCGCGACAGGCGCGATCGCTTTCACGGCTCCGGCGACTGCGACGGGCGTGCTGTACACGTATATCGCGGGCCAACTCGTGACGATGACGGTGACGGCTTCGCAGTCAATCTCTCAGCTTGCGACGGCTCTCGCGGCGGCGATCAACGCGGCGAGCGATCTTCCGGTCACCGCAGTCGTCGATGCAACGACGACGAGCAAGGTCGACTTGACCGCGAAGAACAAGGGCCTCGCCGCGGGTGACATCGACATCCGTCTGAATTACCGCGGGGCGCTCAGCGGCGAATCGACGCCGACGGGCCTCGCGTTGACGATCACGCCTATGAGCGGTGGAGCGGTCAATCCGTCGCTTACCGCGGGCCTCGCGAACCTGCTCGATCAGGAATTCGACTTCATCGCGCTTCCATACACGGATGCGACGTCGCTCGCAGCGATCGCGTCGTTCCTGAGTTCGAAAACGGGCCGTTGGTCGTGGTCGAAACAGATTTTCGGGCATGCATTCGCGGCCTATCGCGGGACGCTGGCTTCCTGCACGACCTTCGGGGCGACGCAGAACTGCGAGCATTACTCCGTGATGGGCTTCTACGACTCGCCGTCGCCGTCGTATGTATGGGCGGCTGACATCTGTGCGACTGCCGCCGTTGCGATTCGTGCCGATCCGGCCCGTCCGCTTCAGACGCTCGCGCTGTCGACGGCTCTCGCGCCTCCGCTCGCATCGCGCTTCGCGCTGACCGACCGCAATACGCTGCTTTGGGACGGTATCTCGACCTTCACGGTCGCCCAGGACGGCACTGTCGCGCTCGAAAACGTCATCACGACCTATCAGACGAACAGCTACGGTCAGGCGGACAACAGCTATCTCGAAGTCGAGACGATGACGACGCTGACGTATGTGCTTCGACAGCTCAAGCTCGCGATCACGAGTCAGTTCCCGCGCATGAAGCTCGCGGACGACGGGACGCGCGTCTCGCCGGGGACGAACGTCGTGACTCCCTCGATCATCAAGGGTGCACTCGTCGCGCAATACAAGGAAATGGAGGATGACGGCTTCGTGCAGGACAGCGCGACGTTTGCCGCAAACCTCATCGTCCAGAAGAACACGACGAACCCGAATCGCGTCGACGTCGTCTATCCGGCGGTCCTGATCGATCAGCTTCGCATCTTCGCCCTGTTGATGCAATTCACCCTTCAATAACGCCGTCTAACCGACGCAAAGCCGCCTAGCGCGGCTTTTTTCATTTGTGGAGGCAGCTTTGAGCCTGCTTGCTGGTACTGGATCGGTCACGGTCGACGGTACGACGTACATGGTCGAGGGCGACGTCAAATACAAGGTCTCGACTAAGAAGCGCGAGTCGTTGACCGGGTATGACGGCGTCCACGGCTACAAGGAATCCTACATTACCGGCTCGATCGCACTTCGGTTCCGCGATTCGGGTGGACTTGTGGTCGCCAATTTCAACAACATGACCGACGTTACGGTCGTGCTGACTCTCGCCAATCAGAAGGTCGTCACTGGAAAAGGTATGTGGTCCGTCGACGATCAGGAAGTCGACGCAATGGAAGCAACCTTCGACGTTCGTTTCGAAGGCCCGAGCGTGACGGAAGCCCCATCGAGCTAAAGAAACATGGAAGACGAAAAGATCATCGTACTGAAGAAACCGATCACGATCGGCGACCTCGAATATCCCACGCTCACCTTGCGCGAGCCGACGGCGGGTGAACTGGAGCGGGCGACCAAGGGCGGGAAAACCGGCCTGACGATGATGATCGACCTGATCGCCATGATCGCGGGCGTTCCGCGCGTAGTTATCGAAAAGCTCCCGAGCCGCCAACTTACGGAGGCGAACAAGTTCATCGAGGGTTTTACCGACGATGGCTCGGAGGCGACCTCGACTCCGGAGTCTGGCGAGACCGCGTAGCCGAGGTCACGAAGTATTACGGATGGGGTCCTAACGATGCGTGGGGCCTCCCGCTAAGCCGCCTGACTTGGTGGCACGAACAGGCGCTTAGGTTGCGTGCTTCGGGGGCTATGTAGTGGCGAACAATTTTACGATCACGATCAGCGCCGTCGACAAGGCAACTGATGTCGCGCGCAAGGTCAATAAATCGCTCGCGCGGATTACTGATCCGATCAACAAACTCGGTAAGGAAACGAAGGCCCTCGGAGATCACTTCAGCGTCATCGGAAAGATGACGGGGATCACGCAGATCGGCAAGGGCTTCACAAAACTGAGCGGTTCGGCGGTCAATGCCGCGCGTAGCGTGGCGAGTGTGGTGACGCCGATCGCTGCGCTTACGGGCGCGGGAACAATTGCCGGGATCGTTGCGCTCGCGACGGCGTTCGGAAGGACGGCAACGTCCGTCAAGAATACGGCAGGCGTGCTAGGCATGCCAACGCAGCAGTTACAGGCATATACGGGCGCGGCTCGCCTCGTCGGGCTATCGTCCGACGACATGAGCGCTGGCCTTAAATCGCTCGGAAACGTCTTCGAGGACTCGGTCACGGGCCGGAACCTAGAGGCAGCGGGCGCGATGAATCAGTTCGGCATCGAGGTCCATCGCCTAAAGAATGGATCAATCGACACCACTCGTGCGCTGAAGGACATCGCAAGCGTGATTCAAAAGATGCCGAACGCGCAGGCGCAACAGAAGTTCGCGAGCATCTTCGGCGTCGAGCAGCTTCTTCCGATGCTCCAGAAGGGCGGCGAAGGGATCGACAAGCTCGTCGACAAGGCGAAATCGCTCGGGGCCGTCATGACGCCCGAGCAGATCGCAGCGGGCGAGCGATACAACGAGCAGATGGTCGCGCTCGATCTTCAGGCCGACAAGCTGAAGGTCACTTTCGGGAATGCGCTCGCGCCCGCTGTCGAGAGAGTCGTCGGCGTGGTCGGGCGCCTCGTCGACAAATACGGCGCGGTCGTCGGGACAAAGATCGCCGAATACGCCGAGCGGCTCGCGAACTGGATCGACAGGACGGACTGGGCGAAGGTTGCGAACGACGTCGGTTCGTTCCTGGACAAGATCGGCGGTGTCAAGACCGTTGCGATCGCAATCGCGGCGATCACATTCGCGACGCCGATCGCTGGAATCCTCTCGATGGTGACCGGCCTTGTTCGACTCGCGACGTTCGCGATTCCGCTCGCGATCGCTGGCTTCGGGCGCCTCGGGAAGGCGAAGGTCGCGGCGGATGCGGCGGGCAAGGTTGCGGAAGCGGCATCCGCCGCAGAAGGCGCGGCAGACGCCGCGGGCGCCGCTGCTGGTGCAGCGGGGTCAGCCGGAGCGGGCGAAGCCGCCAAAACAGCCGGAAAGGGCCTTCTTGGGCGTGTCGCCCCGTGGGCTGTCCGTCTCGGCTTGCCATTGTGGCTGATGACGCACTCGGAAGGGCTGAATACGGGCGAGGATGCTTACCTCGCGAAGCATCAGGCGGCGCCGGGTGCGACTTGGCCTGGTGACTCGGTTCAAACGCAAAACACCGACGCGCAGAAGGAAGGCCCCTCGGCGCTCTTCGCGGACCTCGAATCGAAGTATTCGCTTCCGAAGGGGCTTCTCGACAGCGTCTGGAATACGGAATCGAGCCGCGGTAAAGGCTCGATGGTCTCGCCGAAGGGCGCGCAAGGGCATTTTCAGTTCATGCCCGACACGGCTCGCGCGTATGGAGTTCATGACCCGTTCAATCTGCGCGAGTCCGCGACGGGCGCCGCGAAGATGTACTCGGACCTGTTGCGTCAGAACGGCGGGAGCCTTCCACTCGCGATCGCTGCGTACAACTGGGGGCAAGGAAACCTTTCGCGCAAGGGTATGAGCAATGCGCCCGCGGAGACGCGCGACTACGTCCGGAAGGTTATGGCGGGCATGTCGGGAGGGGCTTCGAGCCTCGCAATGTCGACGCCGATTTACGCGCCTCCGCAACAAAGCGCAGCGCAGGATGCGCCGGATCAATCTACGGCGTCTGATCCGATGTCGGCAATTCAGCATATCTACGTGGAGGTTGATTTGAAGAACGCGCCTCCGGGGACGACGGCGCGCGTGCGGCCGTCGGCAAACGTAACGGCGTCCGTCAAGATCGGGCAATCGTCTGTCGGGGGTGAGCAAGTATGAGCCTGACCTCGACTCTCGGGAACTTGTCCGCCGCCTCGCGCGCGGTCGGGTCCCTCGCCTCGACGCTGTCGGGCGGATCGTTCGCAAGCAATCTTCGCACGGCGAGCTTTGGCGGAGTGCCGTTCGGGATCGAGGGCGTTACGACCTCGGGCGGGCGACGTGTGAGCATCCATAGTTATCCGTTCCGGGATACGGTCTGGATCGAGGACTTGGGGCTTCTGCCGAAGGTCTTCCGCATCAATGGCTTCCTGATCGAGAACAGCGCGATCTATGGTGGCGGAGGCGTTGTCTCTCAGGCAAACGCGCTCCTCGCGGTGTGCAACTCGCCTGGCGGGAAAACGTTCGTCCATCCGACGCTCGGCACGGTCCAAAACGTGACCTGTATCGAGCCGCTCCAGATGAACGAGCGGAAGGACCTCGGGCGAGTCTTCGAAATCGGCTTGACGCTCATGCAGGGCGGCGCGCGCGTCTATCCGAAGGCGTCCAATTCGACCGGCGATCAGGTCCAGTTGTCGGGGCTCGCGGCGGTGGCCGCAGCTCTGCTCAACTTCGCATCCAAAGTCGCGAGCTATGTCACATTGGGCGTGTCGATCGTGAATCAAGCGATTTCGACGGTAACGAAGTGGTATTCGATTGTGAAATCGGTTATCGCAGACGTGAAGGCGGTCATTGGCGTGGTTTCCTCGCTAAGCGGCAATTACGGACGTTACTCATCGGGAGCGAATTCGGGATACGCGAAATCGAACGCGAAAGCAGCTTCGAGCGCGACGGTAGCGAGCCTACTGTCCGCGGCGGTCACGCAGCGCACGGCGGTCGAGACTGCGGGCGCGAGCATGGTGAGCGCAGCCTCGTCGGTTAGCGATACGGATGCGTTTTCAAGCGCGATAACTGCCGTCGTTGAAGCTGTCGCCGCAACGGCGACCGACCCGGCAGACGCGGTTCGCATGCTCTCGACGCTCGCTGATTTCTATCCGGATGACCCGACAACGTCTTCGGTCATTGGCGATGGAATGGCCGGTATGCAAACCGCAATCGGTGGGCTAGTGCGGACTACAGTCGTCGCTCAAATGGCAATCGCTTCGACGTCATATCAGCCGTCGTCGGCGGACGACGCCGCGTCGGTCCGTGACTCTATCGTCTCTCTCATCGACGACGAGGTTACGACTGCGGGCGACGCGGGTGACGACGAGACTTACGCTGCGCTGCGAGCGCTTCGCACAGCCGTTATCGCAGACCTCAACAGCCGAGGCGCAAGTCTTCCCGCTATGACGACGTTCTCCTTCGCTTCGTCGCTCCCCGCGCTTTCTCTCGCCTCCCGGATGTATCGCGACGCGAGCCGGGCCGACGAAATTGTCGCGGAGGCCAATCCTATTCATCCGGCCTTCATGCCGACATCGTTCGCCGCCCTGGCGACGTAACCTGATGGAGCGCAATGTCTGATGAACTTACCTTAACCGTAGGCGGAAAGGTCATTTCGGGGTGGACTGATGTTCGCGTCACGCGCGGCATTGAGCGCATTCCGAGCGACTTTGACATTGGGTTGACAGAACTCTTTCCCGGCGAACTCGATCAGGTCGTCGTTACGCCTGGCGATGCGTGTGTCGTGCAGATTGGTGGCGACACGGTCGTAACGGGATATGTCGATCGATACATTCCGAGCTTCGACACATACGATCATCGAATCCGCATCGCGGGCCGCGGGAAGTGTCAGGACCTCGTCGACTGTTCGGCGGAGTGGGTGAACGGCCAAATAAGCGGGGCCTCGGCGCTCGCCGTCGCTTCGAAGCTTGCGGCTCCATACGGAATCACGGCGACATGCAACGAAAGCGGGTTGCGCGTCATTCCGCAATTTAACCTGATGCTCGGTGAAACGCCTTTTGAAATCATCGATCGCGTCTCGAAATACAGCTCTCTGCTTGCCTACGAGGAGACGGACGGTAGTCTTATCCTCGCCCGCGCTAGCTCGTTGCAACACGCGACAAACCTCGAAGAGGGGCAAAACGTAGAAGGGGCGAGCGTCGAGTATTCCGCCGATCAGCGATTCCAGACCTACAAGGCTTTTCTACAGGCCATCAACACTTTCAAGGAAGGCGGCGACGGCGGAAATCTGATTGCGACGACGACCGATAGCGGAGTTTTGCGCAATCGTCAGAAGTTCATCATCGCAGAAGCTGTCGCCGGTTACATGGACGTTGCTGCGCAGCGCGCTGCGTGGGAAATGAACCGGCGCAATGGTCGTTCCGTAGTCGTGCGTGTCGTTGTCGATAGCTGGCGTGATGGGGACGGAATGCTATGGGCGCCGAACATGCTTGTATCGGTCTATCTGCCGTCGTTGAAGCTCGGCCGCAAAACGTGGCTGATTAGTGAGGTCACTTTCCGCATGGATGAGAACGGCACTCACGCTGAGCTTGTCATCATGAGTCCGGATGCCTTCGCGGTCGAGCCTACCGCTTTGCAATACGGCTTCGTCGACGGAGCGACTCTTTCGGCTCAGTAATGGAAAACGGAAATATTGCTTCTCGATTGGCGCGGCGCGTACTGCTCGCGATCGGGCGCGGTCGCGTTTCGACCTCAAATGACTCGGGTGTCGTCCAGCTTGTTCAAACGAAGTTTAACGACCTCGAAACGATTGACGACATGCCTCGCGTCGCCGAATTTGGCTTTACCTCACGCCCGCCTGACGGGTCCGATGTCCTCGCCGTCTTCATTGGCGGAGACCGATCGAATGGGGTCATCGTTGGCACGAACCATCAGGGGAGTCGACCGACTGGCCTCGCCGTCGGCGAGACGATGATATTCAGTCAGGACGGTAAGTCGGTCTATTTGACTTCGGGCGGAGGAATCATCGTCGAGGCGAAAGGTCAGGATGTCGTCGTCAATGACGCGCGAAACGTGACGTGGAATTGCTCAGGTGACTTCACGCTGAAGCTCGGCGGGAAGTTCAATGTCGTTGCGCCCGGTGGGACGAACTTCACGACGCCGACCGTTCAATCGAGCGGCGACATGCAAGACAACGTCGGGACCAATTCACACACGATGGCGCAAATGCGCACGATCTACGACGGACACAATCACATCGTGACTGGCGTACAGGCCGGATCAAGTCAGGTTACGTCGAATACGCCGACGCAGACGGAGTAAGCGCCGAGTCAGTCAACACACAAGCCCGCTGAGTGCGGGCTCTTTTTCGTCCTCACGAAATGGCAGACACAAAAACGGCATGGAATCCAACGCTAGGCCGTGGCGATTGGGTTTTATCCGGGGCGTTGCTTCAAACGGGCGACGACCTCGAAACGGCAATCCTCATCAGTCTCTTTACTGACCGTCAGGCCGCAACGGATGACGAGATTCCAGACGGAACGACAAACCCTCGCGGATGGTGGGGCGACCTCGACTCCGACACGCAAATCGGCTCGCGCCTTTGGTTGCTGAGCCGCGCCAAGCAAACAACCGAAACCCTTCAGCGCGCGAATGACTACATCGCCGAGGCACTTCAGTGGCTCATCGACGACGGCGCCGTCGCGTCCTTTGACATCTCAGTCGAATGGACTCAGACGTCGCGGCTTGGCGCGCTGATCGTCGCCCACAAGACGAGCGGGACGACAACTTCGGTTGCCTATCAATCGCTATGGAGTGCGATCACCTGACATGCCATATGCACGACCAACATTGACCGATTTACGGTCGCAAGTGGCGTCCGACATCGCTTCGAGCGTACAGGGATCGGACCCACTTCTCCGATATTCGAATCTCAAGATTACGGGTGACGCTCAGGCGGCGCTCGCCTATTTGCACTTCGGCTACATCGATTGGATCGCAAAACAGGCGGTTCCGTGGACGGCGACAGATGAATATCTCGCCGCATGGGGCGCGCTGAAGAACATCACGAAAAAGGATGCTACGGCGGCGACAGGCTCGGTGACCTTTGCGGGGTCGTCGGGCACGATCAGCGCGGGGGAGTCGTTTGTCCTAGGCGATGGCACGACGTACACGGCGACCTCGTCTGGGACGATGGCGGCGGGGAGTGTGACCGTGACGGCTCAGGCGGCGGTCGCGGGCGCTGCCGGGAACTGCGCGGCGGGTGTTGTCATGACGCTCGCGACAGCCATTCCCGGTATCCAGTCAAACGGCGTTGCGGCGACGGCATTCACGGGCGGTGCCGATCAGGAGACCGACGAGGCGTTCAGTGAGCGCGTCATTGCAGCCTATCAGACCTCGCCGCAGGGCGGCGCCAAAGGAGACTACGTCACCTGGGCAACGGACGTCGCAGGCGTGACGCGCGCATGGTGCGCGCCGAGCGGATTCGGCGCCGGGACAGTTGTCGTCTATGTGATGCTCGACAATGCGAACGCGGCTCACAACGGGTTCCCGCAAGGCACAAACGGAATTTCATCGAGCGACGTATTGCCGAATGGCAATCCGCGCGGGACGGTCGCGACCGGCGATCAGTTGACGATCGCCAATGCGATCTATCCCGAGCAGCCGGTCACGCCGCTCGTCTATGTCTGCGCGCCGTTGCCAAATACGCTGAATTTCACGATCAGCGGACTCACGAGCGCGAGCACGGCGACGCGCGCCGCGGTTCAGGCGGCAATCACGGAGGTGCTCGTCTCCTACGGCGATCCCCGCGCCGGAACGATTGACCTCTCCCATATCGAGGCGGCGATTGCCGCGGTATCGGGTACAGCGGGTTTCGTCATCACATCGATTACCGGAACGCAGGGCGGCACGACGACGCCCTATACGGGGAACATCACGTCTCTGACCGGGTATCTCCCCGTGCTCGGCGGCGTGACGTTCCCGTAAGGAGGCATCATGACGGCTCCCGTCTATTCTGCGAATGATTTCGCCCTCGCGCTACAGGCGTTGATGCCGATCGGGAAGGTCTGGCCTCGCGACGCGGACGCACTTCAATCGCAGGTTTTTAACGGACTTGCGGCGGTATATGAGCGCAGTTCTGAGCGAGCGCAAAACCTGATTTCTGATGCTTTCCCGGCAAGTACAGTGGAACTTCTGCCGGAATGGGAAAGCACGCTCGGGCTTCCCGACCCGTGCGCCGGGACTTCGCCGACGATTCAGCAGCGACGGAATCAGGTTGTCGCACGGTTCGCGAACAGCGGCGGACAGTCCGCAGCGTACTACATCAACTTTTCGCTGAATCTCGGCTACACGGTCACGGTCCGTCAATACGCGCCGTTTCGCTGTGGGCAAAGCCGATGCGGCGACTCGCTCGGCGGCGTCGATTGGTTTTACACCTGGGCGATACACGCTCCGCTCAACACGGTTACGCGATTCAGGGCTGGGAGTTCCACAGCGGGCGAGGCGCTCGCTACTTGGAATAACAAAGTCCTCGAATGTGAGCTTTCTTCAGTTTCGCCCGCGCATACCTACCTATTGTTCCAATACTCGTAAGGACATCGAATGTATCAGATTGATGTTTCGACCGCGGCAAGCACGCAGCCTGCTTCGACCGCGCTCGGGACGACCGGCTATTTCACTGACGGCAATGCGGCAACCGGTGTTGCTGCGACGGTAGTCCCGGCTGAGTTCTTGAACGCACTCATGCTGGAAATCATGAATGCCATTACGGGGGCGGGTCTCGCGCTCTCGAAGTCGTCGTTCAATCAGCTATACACAGCGATTAAGACGATCGGTCAATCCGGGTCGTCGAATTATGCCGCAGACTTCGGTGTCGCGAATGCTTATGCAGCGACCTACAGTCCGACGGTGTCTTCGCCGTCAGACGGTATGGCCCGCACGTTCAAAGTCAAGACGACGAATACGGGAGCGTCGACGTTCATCCTTGACGGCTCGGGTACGTCTTACCCGATCTATGGGCTCAATGGCGCCGCGTTGCAGGGGGGCGAATTGACGGCAAACGGGATCGCCGTCATTCGATTTAATTCGTCGCTATCGTCTTCGGGAGCTTGGGTCCTGTATCACTGCGGCGCGTCTCCGATGCAGGTCGCGCCCGCGACGCAGAGTCAGCATGCAGTCCAACTCGCCCAAGCACAGTCGATGGGGGCGCTGGTAGGCGGGCAAGGCATCACTGCGTATCTCTCAACGGCTGGCACAAGCGTTCAGTTCGCGATCCAGCAAGTTTTGATGGCTTCGAGTATTGGTGGCGCGCGTCAGATCATTGGGGGTGTTTCGCCTACGCTCAATATTGCGACGGTCGGGGCGAATGGGATGGACACGGGGTCGGCGCCTGTGAGTGGAGCGCTCGCTGTTTATGCGATTTATAATCCAGCGACGCAAACAACCGCAACTCTTGCGCAATCGGTTGGAAGCGCGCCATCGCCTGTATATAGCGGTGCAAATATGCCCGCAGGCTACGTCGATTCGGCGCTTATTTCGATTCTGAGTACGAACGCTAGCGGCCAAATCACGCCGTTCGAACAAAAGAATCGAAAGATTTTCACGGCCCGCGCAGGTGTATTTGGCACCACGACGAACGGCGGAACTACGTGGCATCAGCAAAGCTTCGGCGGCTTCGCCCCGCCTGGAGCTTTGACCATTACGGGCGACTACAATGCAACCGCAACCTCGTCGAGCAATCCTGTCTTTAATATGGGAGTGGGTTCGGACACTAACGGCATCGGCAATCAAACGACGAATTCGACGTTCCCTTCCGGGTGTGGCCCCTCAGCGCCGTTCATTGACATTGCGTGCGATACGAGCCGAAACCTGTATCTCTATTACAACGTTACTGGCTCTCCAACTGCGGTGAATTTTTCGTTCTTCGCGAGCGCGTACACGTTCTAAGGAATTCAGATGGCAAGTGCAGAAAATGTCGCTTTCTTAGACTCTACGGAAACGGTTATCGTTGCGTGGAGTCTCGCCCCTATTGTGGATAAAACGACCTATCCGAACATCGGCACCGTGCTGACGGACGACGCGCGATATAAGTCGTTCTATGATAGCTTCCCAGCCATGCAAGCCGCGATGCCAGCACCTTCTGGATCATGACCGCGGCGCGCGCCTATTGCAGCATTGCCGCAACGATTGGCTGAAGCGTTTTGAAGTATTGCTGCTCCTTGGACGCGTAGCCAGCATCAGACGGATGGATGCAATCAGGCTGAAGGTAGGTTTCCCACCAATTTTGAATCGGAAACCATGCCTCGTAATTCGGAAGCACTGAAACACCCATCTGGTTTCCGGTCTGATCCATCGCCAGCACGAAGCTCATATCATCACGCTTGGCAATGTTGTTCGGACAAAGCGGATTTGGCTCCTGCAAGATTGGGCGCGCGCCCGCCGCCTGTACAAACTGAATCCACTGAATAAGGTTCGTCTTGTAAGTAGCTAGGTCGTAATTGTTGTAGTCGTTTATCTCGCTGTTGGTCAACACAATATCCGGTTTGACTGTGGCAAGGCGCTCAGCGAGCGTGCCCTTGCCTGCATAGTTCTGACCGGAAATGTCGTTTGCCAGCGTTGATCCCGAAGCGGTCTTGTCTACGATCGTCACCCGGCCAGCGCCGAAGGCTGCGTCCATATCGCGTTGCATGAGTACAGCAGGATTGTTGGGGATTTGGTTGGGAATCTGTGGGACTTCAGTGGGATTGAAGCCAAGATTCGTGCTGTCTCCATCCAGCATGATGATAAGAGTCTTTGGCGCCTTGTCAGGTTGCGTCGCCGCCGTTGTTAATGCGGATTGGGTCGGGCTTCCGCCGCCGCCGCCACATCCGCTGCATGCCAATACGAGCATTCCCAAGAAGGATGCGATCGCCCCGCGCGCCATTTGTTTTCCCATTCTTTTGTATAACGTGGCGCGATTGTACACGTCGCTAGGCGAGGGGATTACTCTCGTTCGTCGGTATCCGCTGAAAGGTCGATGACCGCCCCAAGCTTCCGCATGCGCTGAAGTACGCGCTCGATCGTTGAGGGTTCCAATTCCAATTGCGCCATCGCAAAGAACAGGACATGCGGGCTGATTCCCTGTGGATCGGGACCGCCTGTGTACTTGCGCCAGTGTCTGCCGCCCGATAAGCCGAAGAGTTTTGCCATCTGGGCGCTGGATAGACCAAGTTCTTCCTTGAGGCGCGCTAGCTCGTCTGCGGTGGGTGGTTGATAGAGCATGTCGTGGTTGCCAAGTGCCAAGAAAGGCACGGAAAAATTTTTTCATTGTGTCCTCATCGGATGGAGGGCCGCGCATACGCGCAGCCGCTATCCATAAAGCTAGGCCTAATCGGCCTAAGTGTCAAGAGTAATCAATCGCCGCCCACTTGGCGGCTTTTTTATGGGATTCCGGATGGATACAACGGCAATGGCCGAAGTCGGATGCGCGCTTTTCAGCGCGCTCGGCGGTGTATTCGCGTACCTGTGGCGTCGCTCCGAGGGGCAGCGAGACAAGGCGATTCAGTTGCACGGGGACGCGATTTCAAATCTGAAGGAGTCGCAAAGCGCCTTCGAACTCTTCGCGGCGCGTACATACGTGACGAGTCACACGCTCGAAACGGCAATCGGCAACTTCAATCGTGCGGTCGAAGCGATTTTCCAGAAGCTCGACAAGATCGACGACAAGCTCGACAAAAAGGCGGACAAGCCGTGATCGTAAGTGCCTCTTTGCTAGTCGCATGCGGTGCGAGCAAGGCCGACGCCGCGAACTATGCTGTTCCGCTGCGTGCAGCGTGTGACCGCTACAGCATCAATACGCCACAGCGGCTAGCGGCCTTCCTTGCTCAGATCGGGCATGAGTCGGCGTCTCTCTCGTCGACGTCGGAGTCGTTCAACTATGCGATTCCCGCCCTGATGGCGACCTTTCCTCGCGCGATGCCGTTTGCTCTCGCGAGCAAGTACGGGCGTCAGCCAGGTGAAAAGGTGGTCCCGCTCGATCGGCAAAAGCAGATCGCCTCGATTGTCTACGCGAACAAGTACGGCAACGGGCCGACGGAAAGCGGAGACGGGTGGTCGTTTCGCGGGTCGGGGCTGATCCAGACGACTTTCAAAGCGAATTTCGAGGAGGCGGGGCACGACATCGGCGTCGACCTCGTCGCCAATCCCGACCTCCTCCGGAGCGATCCGCAGACGGCGGCGCTCGCCGCGGGCTTCTACTGGATCAATCACGGACTCAACGCGCTCGCAGACAGCGGCAACTTTGACGCCGTGACCCGCCGCATCAATCCCGCAATGGCGGGCAAGCCGGATCGCGACGCGCGTTATGCGGTCGCTCGAAAGGCGCTCGGGCTCTCGTAACCTCTATTTCGCCGCGCTGCGGCTTCTCCCCATGCAGATCGCACACGAACACGAACAGCGGGAAACGATCGTCATTGATCGGTTTTACCCGGACCATCCGCCGCGGACCGAGTCGTCGCTCTTCCGGTGCACGAAACATCACCTGATCCATGACCTCGATACGCCGTGTTTCGCGTGCGGGACGAAGGAGGGCCGCGAGGTCCATCACTTCCATGCCGAATGGGCTGATGCGAACGGAATCGACTGGGACAAGATGCGCCGTCTACATCCGGCCTTCGACTGGGCGAACTACCGGGAGCCGACGGACTTCATCGACAGCGAATACAACATGATGGTCCTCTGCGCGAAACACCATCGCGGCAAGGATCACGGCATCCATATGCTTCCGTTCCCCCTGTGGCAAATGCAGGTCAACAAACGCGCGGACTTCGTTTTCTCGCCCGACGAAGCGCCGACCATTCACTAAAGGAGCTGACATGCTCGAAAAACTGAGGAAGCTCGGGGAGCTAGTGACGGGCGACGATAACAAGACAATCGAGCCCGCGTATACGTGGTCGGCTGTCGTGATCGTCGTCGGTCTTGGGCTCGAAGTGTTCAGCGTCGTAACCGGAAAGCCGTTCGACTTTCAGGCTTACGGTATCGGCGCCGTGGGATTGCTCGGCGGGCTCGGCCTGTCGGCGAAAATCGGGAAGTAAGGGAGGAGTATGCAATTCACGCTTATAGCGAAGCTCGCCGCGATCGGTGCGCTCGCTCTCGCGTTGCTTGGGCTCGGCGCATATGGCGCGTCGAGGCACTATGCGCCGATCGTCGCGGGGCTCAATCAGCAGCTTGGCAAGGCTAGTCAGGCGATCGCCGACGATCAGGCCGCGTTCGGCACGCTGAAGAGTGCTGCTGAGCTTCAGAACACGTCGATCCTCGCCCTCCAGAAGGAGGCAGACACGCGGGCCGCGCAAGCCGCGTCAGCCGTCGCAGCGGCGGACGCACAGAACGTGTCACATCAGAGTCGCGCCGCGGTGCTACTCGCCAGCAAGCCCGACGCAGCCTCGGACGTGTGCGCCGCAGCGTCGGCACTCATCGACGCGCAAATCAAGGAGGATCGGAAATGAAGATGATGCTCGCGGCATGTGCCGTCGCGATCATGCTGTCGGCGTGTCAGACGGCTCCCCAATCCTACGCGCCCGCTCCGGTTGTGACTCAGGTCGACAAAGCCGTCCCGGTGCCGTGCAAGGTCGGGGAAGTGCAAAAACCTGATTTCGCTTTCGACAGTCTCGCGCTCGGCGCCGACATTTACACGCAAGCGAAGACGCTGCTCGCTGACCGCGAGGAGCGCAAAGGCTACGAGGGAAAGCTCGAAGCCGCCGTCAAGTCGTGCCAGTAACAAAGCGCCCGCTCGGTCCTTCGGGATCGGCGGGCGCTTTTTTGCGTTTGTCCGGTCGTGTTGAGGTCGCGGCTATATATACTGTGTTTTTATACAGTATCGTATCCCGGCCATGCCGCATAGACCTCCACTCTCAGCCGATCGCCTCGCGCAAATTTGGGACGAGACTCCGTCTCCTGTCGTCCTTGAGTTGCTTTGGGAAATCCATCGCTTGCGCGCGACTATCTCCCGCGCAAATCAGATTCGCGCCTTTCTCGGGCCGGGTGGGAGCGGCGTCGTCCCGTCTTCGGTCTGGAGTTGCTTCGAGCGCGAGTTAGACGCCGAACCGTGCTTGACTGATAAGGCGACTCCTCGTCAGCAAGCCCTCATTGACCGGGTTGTGAATCGCCGTCGCGAGCGTGCCGAGTAACGTTCGGTGCTCACTGTTTCTCTACTGTTATTTCATGAGAGAATTCCGCGCCAAGGTTTTGAAATTAAAAGGATTTCTCTTTTACTTTGGTCCGATCCATCATCGGTGCGACGGACACGCGGCGGGGACTGGCGATACGGTGGGTGGACATGGCGAATCGGTGCGCGAGAAGCGCGGCAAGCGTGGATCAACCTTCTATTTTATCGCAACCCGCCCAGCGAGTTCTCGGGCGATCCCGGCGATTTCGCACTGCGGCAAGGCGGCAGCGTGCGGCGGATTATTTACGCGAGTGCTCGCAGGCTCGCTTCCGGCGAGCTCGGCTGAACAAAAGACCCTTTTAGCGTTATGTAATCCGCAGTCTGAATTGTGCGTCGCGCCAAAAATTTCGGGGACGCTTTTAGGGTCTGTTCGGCGCTCAGGCCCGCCAGGACTGGCTGGGCCGATTGTTTACCGGGCTGGAATAGTAAATTCGGTTTATCGTGATTATTTTTTGATAGTAGGTAGATACACTGAGACTCAGTGACGCAGCTGATGGGTATCGACCTCCCGGGCGCGGCGCCATCCTCGAACCGCAATCGAACCTGATACTGGAGTCCACCATGAAGACCAAACTGATCGCAGCGCTGCTGGTCGCAGCTTCCGCTTCCATTGCCGCACCGGCTTTCGCCAGCGGTTATGGCCCGGCGCCGTACTATCGTCCGGACGTCGGCGCGCCGGCTTCGCAACGTGGCCAGAGCGCCCAGACGGTAGCCGTCGAGCGTGCCCAGCAGCAAGGCGTCGATTCGTCGTACGGCGGTGTCGCGAGCGCGGCGACGCAGTCGGGCAGCCGCAACGATCAAACGCCGCGTTCGCAGCAAGTGTTCTTCGGCCACTAATTTTCGGCCAGCGAGTTTCTCGCTGTCCGAAGCGCCGCCCACCAGTTGGGTGGCTTGGGCGCCGGGTGTCCTCAGGACCCCGGCGCTTTGCTTTGCGCGCGGATTACCCGGCGCCTGAAAAAAATCGGCCGGCGTGATAGTTTCGCGGTTCTTCTCAATCAGACGATGGAAAACGCTTCGATGGAATACCGCACTCTCGGCGACACGGACGTCAAGGTGAGCCTGATCGGTCTCGGCACGATGACGTGGGGCGAGCAGAACACCGAGCGCGAAGCGCACGAACAGATCGATTTCGCGCTCGATCGCGGCGTCACGCTCATCGATGCCGCGGAGATGTACCCGGTGCCGCCGCGCCCCGAAACGCAAGGACAGACCGAGCGTTTCATCGGCACGTGGCTCGCCCGTCATCGCGCGGCGCGCGATCGCATTGTGCTCGCGACCAAGATGACGGGCCCGGCGCGTCAGCCGCACAATCCACGCCATATCCGTGGCGAGGGCAATCAGTTCGACCGCAAGAACCTGACCGAAGCGCTCGATGGCAGCCTCGCGCGCCTGCAGACCGATTACGTCGATCTCTATCAATTGCACTGGCCCGACCGCAGCACGATGACGTTCGGCCGCAACGCCTATCCATGGGTCGACGATGCTTACACGGTGCCGATCGAGGAGACGCTCGCCGTGCTCGCGGATTTCGTGAAGGCGGGAAAGGTGCGCCATATCGGCGTGTCGAACGAAACGCCCTGGGGCGTCGCGCGATTCCTGCGCGCCGCCGAAAAGCTGGGGCTGCCACGCATCGTCAGCATCCAGAATCCGTATAGCCTCCTCAATCGCACGTTCGAAAGCGGGCTGTCCGAGTTTTCGCATCACGATGGCATCGGCCTGCTCGCTTACTCGCCGCTCGCGTTCGGCTGGCTCTCGGGCAAGTACGAGGGCGGCGCGCGGCCCGAGGGGGCGCGCATTACGCTGTTCGAACGCTTCCAGCGCTACAGCAAGCCGCAGGCGGTGGCGGCGACGTCGCGCTATGTGGCGCTCGCGAAAGAGCTTGGGCTGTCGCCCGCGCAACTCGCGCTCGCGTTCGTCAACAGCCGGCCGTTCGTGACGAGCAACCTGATTGGCGCGACTTCGATGGCGCAGTTGAAGGAGAATATCGACAGCGTCGATGTCACACTCTCGCCCGAGGCGCTCGCGCAGATCGACGCGCTGCACGAAGCGCAGCCCAACCCCGCACCTTGA